TCATTCAATTTTCCCGTATTTTCCGGATACCCAGCCCACGCGGGCGTTGACCACGACGGCATACCAGCCGTTTTCGGCGGTGGCCACCCATTCAAACGACGCTCCATCCTTCGCGGCAGTAATGCGCTCGTACTGCGTGCCGTTTCCCACGCGGATGTTCACTGAGCCGCTGTCGCAGACGATGTGCACGCGCTTTGTCGTTGGAGTATCAGGCACGTCTGGCTGCGTGGGTTCGCCCGGCTGTTTGGGTTTATTCGGCTGTTCAGGCTCCTTGCCCGCGTCATTATCCGCAACAGCGTCCATCAGCGCCTTGTGGGTTTCACTGCCGTAGGCGCCGTCCTGCTGAATGCTGGCTTTCGCCTGAAACTTCTTGAGGGCATTCTCTGTCTCACTGCCGAAATCTCCGTCCACGCCGTATTTGGGCAAGGCATAGCCCAGCTGCAGCAGGAATTCCTGCATGGCCTTCACATCCGTGCCTCTGCTGCCTTTTCTAAGCATGCGCGTTCCCAGTGTGTACTCGCTCGCCGGAGCATCTTCTTTCACGCCGCTGCCGCCGGTAAATACCGCATCGCCGTAGTCCACGAATGGCAGCTGATACCAGTGCGTCCACTTCCGGGAAGAAACCTTCGTTTTCACGCAGCCGTAATTGAAGCCGCGTTCCTCCACCGCATATCCGTTTCCGACATACACGCCCACATGACCGTCAAACCGCAGCGCCACGCCAGGGATTTCGGGCAGCGTGTCCATTGTACCCCAGGCGCAGCCCTTGCTTTTCGCGTAGCTGAACATGCCGTTGGCGGATTTGTCCGGGCAGCCGTGGCCGCCGTACTTGCTGGTGAAAGCCTTGTCCGTGCCAATGGACTCGATGACGCCCTGTCCGCCGTTCGTCCACTGGTAGCCCTTGATCAGTCCCACGCAGTCGGCGCAGACCTTCTTCTTTGAAATGTCGTCGCGGTACCGGGCGGTACGGCTGGAACCGTAGTGCGCCGGATACTGCTTCGCCTTGCGGGCGCGAAGATTTTCGGTGCATTTATAAACCACCGCGCCGTACCAGTAGGGCTGACCCAGCATCTTCTCACAGAACGCGACGAAGTGCTCGTTGGTGAACGGGATATTGATTCTCTCGCTCATTGCTGCTCACTCTCCTTGTGGTCAATATCGTCGATACGCCCATGCAGCTGCGCCAGAACGGACTTGAGCTTCTCGGGAATGGGCAGTCCCAGATGCGCGGCGTTCTCCAGCATGGACACGGATTCGTTGGAGAGATAGAAGCACACCACCGCGCTGCGCAGCGCATCGCCGGTACCCACCACGTGCAGGTCTACAATGTGCGCTACGCCCACCAGCATCAGGATCATCACCTTCTTGCAGATGCCCCTGAAGCCCACGGCGCTGGACAGCTGCTTGTCCGCAATGGCGCACATGAGTCCGGTGATATAGTCCAGCACCATGAAGATCAGCAGCGCGGTCATCAGACCGTCCACGCCGCCCACGAAGTACCCGATCCAGCCGCCGATGGCTGTAATGGCCATCTGAATTTTTGCCCAGATGATGTCAATGGAAAAGTTTCTCATTTTCATGTCCTCCTGTGTTTTTTGCATTAAAAAACAGCCGCTTCATTTTGCGACTGCTCATGCCTGCTTCTGCCATCCGGCGGGATAGTCCGCCGGGCTCCATACGCAATTGTTCAGCGTACAGACGTATCGTTCGCCCTGAAAGGAAATCTTGTCGCCCGCCTGATATGCGTCGTGTGCGCCCGTAGGCTGAACGTACTCCGGCCACTCGTCTTCTTCCGCAGGCGGCTCGGAGGGCTGGGTCTGGGTGAGACCGGCTACCGCCTCCCGCAGCTCGCGGATCGCCTTCCAGACAGCCTCAATCTCCCTCCCGTAATCGTACTGCGGACTTGCCCCGGTCTGCGCCTGTGCGTACAGTTCCTCGCGTTCCGCATCCGTGAGCTTGCCCTCTACGTGGTAAGCGTCAATGCGCCTGAGCAGCCCGGAAAGGTCGTAATTCTTCCGGGCGATGACCTGTTCGAAAATGGATTTCATATCTGCCTCCTTTGTGCTTATTCATTGACTGCGGCGGACTCCAACGCCGCGATCCGCCGACGCAGCGATGCGACGGTTCGCCGCAGATCCTCGCGCCCGCGCACGGTCAGGCTGTCCGCGCTGGTCGTCAGGGTGTTCACGCCGGAAAGGGCGGGGATGGGCTGTCCGCCCGTCGCCTGAACCTGCTCGGGAACGGCTGTCTCATAGACGACGGTCACCGGGTTTCCTTCCGCAAACCGTGCCGCAAGATAGCTTTTGAGCGCCGCCGCGTCCTGGAAATGGGCCGTGCTCCGCAATCGCAGGTACGGGTAGGGGCTGGAAACCACGCTGTAGCACCAGAAACAATCGTCGGCATCCTCTGTGTAGGGGTTGCCCAGGGCAAAATGCGAACATTTCTGCCTTCCCTTCGCGGCGTTTATGCTGCCGCCCGACACGGGCCGCAGGTTCTCGTCCGCCTGCAGGCGGCAGTTGAAATACGTTCGTTCGCCCGCAGTTCCCGCCGTCCAGCTTTCCGTGCCGTCCAGCGCGAAGCGGCGCCAGCTTGCGCTCGTTTCGCCCGTCTCTATATCCGCCGTCCCGCCGTAGACCGTCTGCGGAAACGCAAGAGAATAAACGGCTTCCTCCCGATACAGCTCGTACTCTGTCGCCGCCGCTCCAACCTCCAGCTGCCACCGGGTAAAGGGCTGCTCCGTCCATGTGGGCGTGTTATACAGGTGAAACTGATACCAGCCCGTCGGCCTGCCGAAAGTGAACGTCTTCGCCTTTTCTCCCGGCGCGTAATAACCCATCAGCTTCGGGTCGTACTCGGGACTCGTCTTATCTGCGTACAGGTGGGTTCTGTTCAAAAAAGCCTTGTCAAAGCTAAACGTGTATGTACACCCGCTGACCAGAAAGACCGACTCCTTTTTCAGGTCGTCTGCGCCGAGTACATAGCCATATACGCCCCGCATCGCGTGTTCCTGGGAGATGAGGTTCTTCCCGCACCGCATCAGCTTCAGCGCATCGTATCCCGTGACCGCGCAGAGATGCTCCGGGTCGGGAACCGTCAGTTCCATCGTCTCCGGCTTCAGCGCCGTTCCTGCCGCCGCATTACTGCGCACCGCCTGTTCCGCCATGATTGTCGCCTGCGCCAGCGCATAGCGGATGGTCATGGGGGACGCGGCCAATTGCGCCCGCCAGTCGCCGGTCGTTCCCTCCGCGCCCCAGCGCACGCGGACCCGCTGCCATATAATGGCCACACCCGTATTGGCCGTACTGTTGGAGATGTTGTTGGCCGGATAATGATCGCAGAGCAGCGGCGTCGCACTGGCGTCCGGCGCGTCCGCAATCTTGGCATTGCTCTGGTAATACCAGTCCGAGCCGTCCTCCCGCAGTTTTCCACCTATGGACCAGCCCTCCGTCCCGTCCAGCACGATCACGCCCGTCCGGCGCACGACGCGGTACCGCCCGGTATAAGCGTCGATCTCCAGTGCGTCTGCATACCCGTCCACGCTGCCCAGCGGCGCGTCCAGCGAGAGCCTCCAATAGCCGCCCTCCGGCGCAGTGCAGGGGACGCAGTATTCGCCTGCCGGGTGGCTGTCCGCAAGGCGCTGCGGATACCCGGGCGCAGGCGCGGCCTGACCGCCGGTATAGGGTTCCCATGCGCCGGCTGCCTCGGCGGAGATCATGACCTGAAACGCCGCGCTGAAAGCCGTGTCCGGAGAGAGCGTTGCATAGACGGCGACGGCTGATTCGCTCTCATTGCGCAGGCCGTAGCTTCCTTCAATCCTGCCGTCCCCAAAGCAGGCGACGGCGTATCCCTTGCCCTGCAGCTCGGGCTGTCCGACGTTGAGGATCGCGAAGGAATATCGGCCGGTTGCTTTCACATTCGCGGTTCCGTCAATCTTCATCCATTCGCCCTCGATTCGGATGTTCAGCCCGTAATGCGGGCCGTTTACCGTCGCTTTGGAGATATCCAGCAGCTGTGCGCCCGTGGTGGTGCGCTGCGTGGTCGCGGCGTCCTTTTTCATCCAGTCGAAGTGCTGGATAGGTGTAAAGGAATGCTTCACGCTCAGGGGATGCCCGCCCAGCAGGTCGGGAAGCTGCACGGGATTACCTGACGCTTCCACCTCCGGACAGAGCCGCTCCACCGTCTGCCGGCTGCTCCATGCGGAGGTGAACGCGATCTGCCCATCGTTCAGCAGTCCGGCTCGCACCTCGTCCGCCGCGGTTTCCACCGCAGTCTCCGCCTTTTGCGCGGCGGTCTGGGCGCGTTCGGCGGCTTCACTCGCGATGCGCTCGGATGCTTCTGCCTTCTCCTGAGCGGCGAGCGCAGCGTCAGCGGACGCCTTGGCATTGGCTTCGGCTGTCCGGACGTTCTTTTCCGAGACTGCCGCAGCGTTTTCGGACACCTTGGCATTGGTCTCGGACGCCTGTGCGGCAGACGCGGCGACGACGGCCTGCTTCTCACTGTTCTTTGCTGCCTCGGCAGAAGCATGTGCGCCGGACGAAAACTCTTCCGCTTCGTTCCGAGCATTCAATGCCGCCGCTTCGGATGCTTTTGCGCTCTCGCTGTCGGTGTACGCAGCTGTGGCGGCTTCTTCCGCTTTCTGTCGAGCTGTCTCCGCCTGTTCCGCAGACTCCCGCGCGGCGGTTTCCGACGCCTTTGCTTGCTCTTCCGAGGCTTTTGCCTCTCGTGCAGAGGTGGCCGCTACCTCTTCGGACGTCTTGACGTTGATCTCGGACTCCTGTGCTGCGGACGCGGAACCGGCTGCGGCCTCCGCGCTGCTCTTTGCTGCCTCGGCAGAAGTACGCGCGTCTGCTGCAAAGGTCTCCGCTTCGTTCCGAGCATTCAGAGCCGCTGCTTCAGATGCTTTCGCGCTCTCGCTGTCGGTGTGCGCATCGGCTGCTGCTTCTTCCGCTTTCTGCCGTGCGGTCTCTGCTCGTTCCGCTGACCCCTGCGCAGAGATTTCCGCAGCCTTCGCCTGTTCCTCAGACGCTTTTGTCTCTCGTGCAGAGATACCCGCAGCGTCTTCAGCGGCTTTGCTGTTGATCTCGGATTCCTTCGCTGCGGACGCGGATGCGGCGGCGCTCTTTGCACTTTCATCAGCCCTTTCCGCAGCGGTACGTGCACCGACTGCAAACGACTCTGCTTCGTCCCGTGCGCTGAGCGCTTCCGCCTTAGAAACTTCTGCGCTCTCCGCGCTCGCCTTTGCTTCCGTCGCAGCCTCCCGCGCCGCTTCTGCGCTCACCTGCGCATCCCCGCCCGCCGCGATGACCCGGTCTACCCAGCCCTGCGCCGCTTCCGGAGGCTCGGTCTCGTTCCCGGTCAGGCTGGCGGTTACCCGCGTACTGCCAGTGGTCGACTTAGCCAGCACCTCCCCGCATACGGCGCGAAGCTCTACCTTACCATCTCCGGCTGACGCCGTATCTGCCGCGGTAATGGGCCAGTAGAGAACTCCGTCGACCACGTGCGCATCCGCGATATAGGGCTCCGCATCCTGCTTGCGCTTGACCAGCAGGGAGATGACCGCCTCCGGCCACCGACTCAGCAGTGCGCTCACGTCGATCTCCACCGTGCGGGCCAGATTCTCTCCCTGCCGCCCCAGGTCGATGCCCGCGAGCTTGTCTGCGCTGTACCTCATGTGCCTGCCTCCGCTTCCTTCTCACGCCACAGCGCGGGCACGTTGGGCGGCTCCCAGCCGGTTAAAGCGGTGTGTGCCTGCAGGCACTCGTACTCCGTACCTCCCGCGTCCGGGTAAAAAACTGCGTCGCCCACGGCGTAATCCACGCCTGCCTGCCAGACGCGCTTCTCCGCTTCATGGACGACCTCCACCTTGTGCCAGAGGGCGGGCACCTTTTCCGGCGACCAGTCGCTCTGGGTGGTATGCGCCTGAACGCAGCGCCAGAGGAATCCGCCATAGCCGTACACGTCGCCCACCTGCACGGAAAGCCCTGGCTGCCAGACGCGCCCTTCCAGCGCAGGCTGCACCGAAAGCAGCTCCGCGTCGGTGAGCTTTCCATCCGCCACGGCGGAGCGCAGCAGAAGTCCCAACACGTTGGGCAGCGCTTCCTCCTCGCTGACAGAAATGAAACCTTCGAATGGCAGCGCCTGCATTTTCAGTGCGTCCGTGACGAGTTCTCCTTCAGTGACGGTCACGCTGTCCGGCAGGATGAGCACCTGCTCCGCCGTTACATCCGTCATCTGAAAAGAGTCCCCGGAAAGCGTATACTTCGTTTCGCTCGTGCGTTTTGCTGCAACGAAAGAGGAGCGGATGACCGTTCGCACCCGCCCCTCCAGTGGGATAATGATCTGCACTTTTCAAAGCCTCCTTCAAAATTTCCTTGTCAGCCAACGGTGCTTCCGCCGTCGTTGTAGACCACCCGCAGACAGGGCTGCTGGCTGGTATCCGCGCCGGACATTCTCATATAGCACCCGGAATAGGTGGACGAGCCGAAATTGTAGGGGCTCTCATACAGGCACAGCCCGCCGTAGGTGCCGCTGGCAAGCCCCTGCACCGCCGCCACGGGAATGGCAAAGGTCGCCGTCTCGTTGCGGCCAATCGTGCCAATGGCTCCGTAGTTCGCCGCAATGCCCGGCGCGCCGCTGGCAGAAGTGTTGCTAATGGCGCACAGGTACAGCGTCTTTGCGCTGCCTGCACCGCTGCCCGTCTTGCGGTGCAGCGTCAGCGTAGCCGACTTGATCGTTGTTCCCGACAGCATGGAGCGGAGATTGCCAAACCACATGCAGCCGTAGTTCCAGTTCAGGGATGATTTATATCCGCTGTCCGAATACACGCCCTGGATCACGTCCTGCGTATCCGAGCGCCAGCCGCCGCGATAGGACTTCGTGGCAGTAGCATAGAGCAGCGCCGTGTTGTCCGGCGTGACCACGGGAATGGCCGTACCGTAATCCACGGTTACGCCCGTGTCGAAGATCTGGCCGTTGTTGCCCTTGTTCCGGGAACCGGCGGGCGCCGTACCGCTGCAGATGATGTAGCCTGCGTAGGAAACCATGGCCCAGGAGCAGGAGCCCTTGCAGTTCTGCACATACGCCCAGCCCATAAACACTTCCAACCCCTGCAGTGCGTTGTACAGCCCGCAGTTGTAGAGATAGGCGTGGGTCGTTCGGCAATACACCGAGTCATAGGTCACGTTGTTCGCGTCCAGCGTGCAGTTGTTCAGCTCCACATAGCGGTTCATCTGCAGTTCGATGAGATACGGATTCCGGCTGCTGCCGTTCAGCGTTCGAATCTCCCGAAGGGAAAGGTTCTGGAAGCAGATATGCGCCGAGCAGCCCTTCACCGAGATATAGCTGTTCAGTCGACTGCCCGCATAGCCGTAGATGGTCAGCTTTCCCGGCCCGGTAACGCCCTGAATCTGCGTGCCGGAAGGCTCATATACCTCTCCGGCTTCGCTGGGCAGGTAGATATACACGTTCGAGTGCAGGAAGCGATTGTTCACTGCCTTCACCGCATCCCCCAGAGAACGGAAGTAGGTATCGCTTGCGCCAGAATACGAAGTGTTGACATACAGATAGGACGGTCCGCCGTAAGCGGAAGCCACTGAATCGGAGATCACCTCATCGGCGTACAGCTCCTTAAAGCCCACATTGCCGTTGGCGCTCATCTCCATGAGGATGTTTTCATTGTCGGCGGGATCCAGCAGCTGGAGCAGAAAGTTCTCCGTGGTAATGGCCACATTGTTGGGGCCGATATAGATGCCGGAGCTCTTTACCTCCTGCGCCCCTGCGACTGCCCATGCGCTGCCGGTATATCTTTTCAAAAGATTCGGCGTGGTACTGGTATCCAGCCAGAGCATATTGGTATACAGCGTGGTGGGCGCGGCGCTGCCGCGGTAGACCTTTTCAGTGTCGTAGGTGGACGTGCTGACCTTGAGGGCGATGCTGTTGGCGTTCTGCGTGATTCTGGATTCTGCATTTGTCACGCGATTGGCCAGGCCATAGACATCCTCCGGCGCGGCGCTCCAGTCCGTCCAGGTCTCCAACACCTCCAGCTTGATATTCCGAAACTGCACCGTGCCGGTGACGCCGTTGGAGGCTGCCGTTCCCAGCGAGAAGTTTGTAATCGCAGTGGGAGCGAAGCTGGTCAGGTTCAGCGGACCGAAGCGCATCCGCACCCAGTCCTCATCCGTAGCGGCGAAGCCCCCATCCGTAGTGCGCAGGTACCAGCCGCGCCCGGCGGTCTTGATCGTCGTGCCATCCGTATCGAGATAGCGGTAGTAGACCCAGATACCGGTATACACGTTGGCTGTAGCGGACGCACTGGTGTCCACGTCGGTACGCTTAATATCAAAGGAAATGCGGATATTGGCGCCGCTGTTGCTGTGAGCGAACAGATCGTCCGAGACGTTCAGGTTCCAGCCGGTATAGGTGGAAGTGGTTCCGTTGGCATAGCGGTACCTGTTGTCCACAAAGGTATGGATATTACCCGAGTTCAGGCAGTAATTGCGCCCGGCGTACTTCTCATAGGCGTACAGCGCGGAGGACGTGACCGCTGAGGTAATGGCCTGCGGCGTGACCTTCTGCTCTGCCGCCTCGACACGGGAGGACAGCGCGTCTGTTTCCGTCTTATCCGCTTTCAAAGCGATGGCCGCGTCGGTCTGCTCAAAGCGCGTATCCATCTCGGTTTTCGTATAGAAGGACGACAGGTCTACGTCTGCGCCGCACGCCTCCCATACCGCGCCGTTCCAGCGCTTCATCTCATTGGGCTGAACGGATGTATCCAGCCAGAGGGCGTCCTCAGCTGGGTTCTCCGGTGCGGTTTCTGCCACGGTGATCTGGCTGTTTTCGCTGATCCGAGCCAGCAGGTCGGCCTGATCCTGCTGATACTGCCGGCTTCCGCGCACCGTGGAAACAATGGCGTCGTCGGTGAGCTTCAGCTCTGCTGCATCCATTCGCTCATCCAGCGTGTCCACATCATCCCTGTCCGCCTTGCCCGCCACCATGAGGCGCAGGTAGGTGTTGGACGTAATGTCCATGGCGTTGAGAGCGTTGACGGTGGCTTCTCTTGCAAAGAGCGTGTCCACATCCAGATTGGCGGCGATCAGGGAGCGGATGACGGCGTTGTCGCCGAAGATATTCTGTACGTTCAGCGTCTTTGCCGTGATGCTGCCCTCGATGATCTTCTCGCCGCCGTTGATGCTCAAATCGGCCACATCGTCATTAGACACCTGCTTGAGGGAAGAAACTACATTGCCGCTCTCATCGACCGATACAGAGTAGAAGTGCCCATCCGCGCCCTTGACCACCAGCTCGCCCACCGTCAGGGAGACCATGTTGGCTTCTGTTACAGCAAGCCTTGCAATGTACAATTCGCCCGCCGTGCCCTGGGTGATGATCGCCGTATCTGTCGCCAGATCCTTGATGTGCGCCCAATCGATATCCGCTGTGCCAATGTCGGCCTTGACCATGCTGGCCACCGCCGCTGAGAGCGTCGTAATGGCCGCCCAGTCGATATTGGCTTCATTGATGTTGGCGGTTGTGATCTGTGCTTTGGAAATCTCCGCGATGTCTGCCGACAGCCGCTCGATCTGTGCCCAGTCAATATTGGCGTTGATGATATTCGCCGTGGTGATCTGGGCTGTGGCGATCATGGCGATAGAGGTATACAGCTCATCTGCCGTGATGCTCCCCGCTGCCAGTTCCCTGATCTTTGCCGTGACAGCGGTCAGGGCGTTCACGTTCAGCACGTCGATGAGCGCCTCGGCGATATGGGCGCGGGAAATGCTGGCGTCCTGAATGTGGGCGGAGCCAATGGCCGCATTCTTAATCTGCAAGCTGCCCACCGAGCCGGTTTGCAGTTGCCCGCTGCCCACGGAGTTCAACGCCAGCTTTGCGCCGGTAATGGAGCCGCTGGCCAGTTGGCGTGCGGAGATCATGCTGCCCTCCAGCGCGTCGGCCACAGTGCCCAGCGTCACAGAGGTGTATTTCTTTGTCAGGCAGTCGTAGGTATACTGGGTCATGCGCATGGAAACTTCCACACCGATGCGCCGGGCCACCACGCGCACTCGGTCGCCGAGGAAGATATCCGTCAGCGCGGCGTACTGCTTATACTCTTCCGCATCTGAGCAGTTCACGAAGTCCACCTTAAGAGTCACCGTTGGCAGGTCGCAGCCTGTATCGAATTCAGTCTGCGCCGCTTTGCGCATCTCTGCATAGCACTGCGCCTTGCTTTTCGGTTCGTCGCCGTCCGTTACTTCCTTGGCCTCCGATACCGGCAGATGAATCCATTTCGGGTGGGTATACGCGCCGATGTTGGGAGAGTCGATATACAATTCCGGCAGATACAGCACGTTGCCGTCCGCGTCCTCGCCGGTGGGCATGATGCGGGTGACTACATCCGTTTCGTCCACGTCATACGAAATGCCGGTCAGGTTTTTTCTTTCCCGGATGGATACATCCGTGTCATTGCCCACGTGCTTCACCAGAAACACATCGAACCAGTCTCTTGCCAGTTCCGCACCGTACTTCTCCACCAGCCCACCTTCGCCCAGCAGGGCTTCCACGGGATTGATGTTTTCCCATTCCACCTCTTCGGCGGTGCTGGTCAGGTCGGAATAAAAGGTGAAGTCATGCGCCGAAAGGCAGGCTCCGGACAGATCCTGCACAACAGAAGCCCCCACCGCAGAGGGCGAGGGCTTCAGGGACTTGATCATGTTGTCGAGCAGATCATAGAAAATGTGCCGGGCGTAGACGGTGACCTTGTCCAGCTCCGGCACCACGCGGTAGATGCGGAAGGGCTGATCTCGCAGCTGACGGGCTTCGATGACCTGATTACGGAAGCCCACATTCGTCTGTACCGTCTGGGTTTCTGTGCGCTGGAAGGTCAGATACTGGCTGGCCATATAGCCGTGCTTACCATCCGGGGCGGTCACCTCATACCAGCTGGATGTGGTTTTGTTGAGCACGATAACCTCACGGCCCTTTTTGTACTTGCCCAAGATGCGGTAATTCGTGCCCGTACCGGAGCGCAGGTGCAGCGGCCCGCTCTTGGTCGTGATCTTATAGATCTGCACGTCGTAGGTGCTGGTCTGGTACTGCTGCGCCACCAGATCGACGCTGGGAGTCATGGCGGCGGGCACAGGCGCACGAAGGATGCAACCCTCCGAAAGCCGTGTCCATTTGCCGCGCTCATCGATGTCACGCACCAGCGTCAGTTCCCATTCGCCGTTCAGCGTTTCGGTTACGGTGCAGGACATGGGCGTGACCGCGCCGAGGCCGTTATTGGAAAAGTCGGTGCAGTCGGCGGGATATACACAGATCAGGAAAAATCACCTCCTTCAGGGCATAAAGAAAGCGCCCAACCAGTCGGCGGACGCTCAAAAGATAAACTGGAATTTATATAATTGGTGTGCCTATATGCTTATCTATTCTCCATTGTGGGGGAGTCCCATCATCAGCCCAGTATTCATCTATTGACACAATTTTATCATTTGCTGTTCTTATGAATGACACTACATGGAAATACGCACTTCTATCTTGGGGATAAACTTTTGTTACTGTAATGAATAAATCGCCTATCACTTCAACTCGTTCAACTGTTCCATCCCAATCGCCTGGATATTCACAGTTTGCGATAATGAACTCATCGACCGTAAAGTGCTCGTTGGAACAATGCCAATTCACATACGCATCTTTGTAAAAGAAGTTTCTGATTGTGTTCTCATCTTGAGCCAACACAGCCTTAATAAAACTGCATACATCCATAATTATTCGCCTCGCAAATTCCGATTTATCGATCAGATTATAACACACTGAAGTAAAATCAGCAAGCAGAAGCAATTACAGATACCTCCACTTCGGCTGAATGACGACTTTCGTTACGTCGCCCGTCCAGCTAATGGCGTTCTGACCCGGCAGCAGTGTCGGAAAATCACCGCTCATGCAACTGTTCATGCTGACCACACCTTGATAGGCTTCCATGAGCGGGCTGTCCAGCGTAATGCTGTCCGTTATGCCATCCAGCTCCACAATGGTCATGCCGACCATGAGGGTGATTTCACCGGAGCCGTATATCTTGATGACCGGTTCCGAAAACACGCTGCCGGGGTTGGCGATGAACGTGCCGGAGGTCGTTACGGTGATCTCCGGCACATTTTCCTGATACCAGAAGGGCTTGCAGCGGAAGTTCACTGCGAAGCTGCGATGGGGATTGCCTCGCAGGATCTTCTCGAAGGGAATCTGATTCACGATTCGGGCATAATAAAAGCCGCCCGGCCTGTTGGCGAAGGTGACTTTCCCACTTCCTTTCAGATAGGAAGCAATGGTATGAATGTTGCCCGGATCAGAAATCATACACTGCGCTGTCAGGATCATATCGTCATAAACGTCGTCGCCTTCCAGCGTCGTTAGACTGCCCGGTCTGCCGGGCACATTGGTAAATGTTGCGCGTTCGGCGGGAATGGTGATCGGCGGCTGTTCCAGCACATGAATGCCGTATTCCGTACACTTTTCCCCGTTCCAAGAGAACCAGTCGTTCATGCCATTCTCAGCCCCTTTCCGCGCTGCTGTCTTCGGGTCAGCGTCGCAATTTCTACCGCCAGTGAGCGGATATCCTGCTCGTCCCGCACCACCATCTGCTGTACCTGAATAGTCGAGGACACGTTACTGTTGTAAGTTTTACTGTTATCGCTGCTGTTTGTGACAATCGCGCCGGTCTGTGCTTCGCCCGTCAGGAAGCGGGATGCGTTGCGGATGACCTTCGCCTGCTCTTTGCTTTCCTTCAGCACGCCCGCGCCAAAGCCGCGCATGGTCATTACGCCCACTTCGTCCCGGAACACCTGCGAAGGACTCTTGATCTTGAGTTCCTTCTTTGCCGCGTTCACGGCTTCGCGGGCAGCAGAGCGCATGGCGGAGATCACGCCGGAGCGCCCGGAAAGGATACCTGCTCTTAGTCCCGCCATAGCGTTTACCCCAGCAGAGCGCAGGGTACTGCTGTTCAGGCTGGTTTGGATTGCCGAGCGCACATTCGCTGCGACCGCACGGCCTGTATCGGACATGGGATAAGCAGTCATTGTGCTGCCCAGGCCCTGCATTGCGGCATTTCCGGCGCTCTTCAGGCTTTCGCCCGTCAGAGCGGTCTGCAATGCGGATTCAATGCCGGAAGCCATACCCTGTGCATCAGCGGAGAAGTCATAGCCGCTCATACCCTCGCCAACACCTGCTGCAACATATTCGCCGGTAGGCTTTACTCGTTTGGAGGGTGATTCAATCTGTAGCGCTGTATTTAGTGCAGTTTCCAGATTGGCAGCTACTGTCTCCGCATCGCTGTCGAAGCCTGCTTCCGTCATGCCCTGTGCAATGCCCTCACGGATATGCGCGCCCGTGCCGGTTACATCCAACCCATTCAGGAAGTCCACAATGGCCTGCAGATTTTCCAGATCTTCTTTGGGAACCTGTTCGCCCTGCTGAATGGCGCTGACCATTTCCGCAACATAGGCGGACAACTCTGCCACTCTGTTTGCATTGAAGTCCGATTTCATGCTCTGGTCGAGGCCTCCCAGATTCGTAGATGCGCCAAATAAGGAGGCCCAGAACTTGTCCCACCAGTTGTAATCCAGTGTTTCCTGATAAGACTGAATCCGCTTTAAGCCGCTATCCACCATGTCCATTGTCGTAGTGGGGCGAACGCCTGCCAGCGCTTCCTTCCATGTTCCGCCCAGCTGGTAGACTTCGTCTACCACCGGCGAGAGGGCGTCAATCGCTTCCTTCGTGCCGGTGATTTCGGGGGTGATCAAGATGTGCAGTGTGCCGTCCTGATCCAAACTGGCCACGGTGCTTGCGTCAATGGTTCCATCCGGCACCGCCTCAATGGGCACTTCCACGCCGTCCTTCCAGAATTTCACCTTGCCGTCCGCCATCAGCTTGTCCAGTTCACCGTCAGGCAGTTCGCCCAGACGCACGGGCAATTCAAGCGTCAGGTCGGGATTGTTCTGAAGCTGGCGATAGGCCAGATAATCATAGCCGGTGATGATGACCTGCGTTTTCGGCTTGGGCACGCTTACGCCCTCTGCCTCTTTATACTCCGTGATGTAGGCAGTAAACGAAGGCAGCAACTGAGATTTGTCGCAGCCCGCCGCCTCGGCGTACCGGCTGACGATGGCTTCGATCTGATCCGGCGTAAGGGCGGAAAGATTGACGTTCTCCGCCTGGAGGTATTTCGCCACCATGGCGGTTACGTCATCTGGGGTCAGCGCCGTTGTAAGCGCGCCGCCCGTCGTTTCCTCATAGGCCATGACAAAGGCAGTCAACCCTTCGGGAGAAAGCGCGGAAATATCCACACCCTGCTGTTCAGCATATTGCGAGATATAAGCGACGATCTCATCCGGCTTCAGCAGAGAAACGTCTGCGCCGGAAGCCAGCTCCTTATAACCAGCTACCAGACACTCCGCAATTTCCGGCGTCAGTCCGCTCACGTCTGCGCCGCCTGTGACCTCGGCGTATTTTTCAACGTAGGCAATCAGTCCCTTCGGCGTGAGCGAAGCGGTGCTGGCCCCTTCGGGAATCTCGGTATAAGCGGAAATGAACGCATTCACCTTGACCTGCTGATTCTCGGCGGACAGACCGGTGATGATGGCTTCGGTTGTGATCGCGCCGGGGTTGGCGGCAAACTCATCCCATCGCGCCTGCGCGCCGGTCATGTCGAGGTCAGTGGCGATCTTGAGCACCTCTTCGGGCAAGGCTTCGCCGAACATGCTGTACAGGCCGGGCAGATCGGTCTTGATGAGATCAAGATAATTGACAATGCCCGCAAACTGATCCAGCTGCGAAGAAAAGTCGATATCGGGGAACAGCGCCTGCACTTCAGCTTCGCTCATGCCGCTGTCCAGCAGGGACTGAATCTGCGTCATCAGCGACAAATACTCCGTCAGAGAACCCTCGTCCATACTGGCCGACAGCGCCTGCAAATCCGCCAGTAGCGCGGGCTTCTCGCTTTCGCTGGCCATGCTGTATTCGCGCAGCTTCGTGAACAGCTCATCCATCTGCTGACTGGCCTGTTGGATTTCCGGCTGGTTCCAAACAGGCATGACGATGGATGCGAGCGTTTCGGCGTATTCCTGCGCGGCGGCACGGCGTTCCTCGTTGTAGCGGGCGTTGAGAGCATCCAGCGCAGCCTGTTTTTCCGTAGAATCCTCGATCAACTGAATGAGCGCATATTCTTTATCATAGCGCTCATCAATCTGCTGATTGATGGCAGCCATGCCCTCAGCGGCGGCTTTCACGGCGTTTTCATACACAGTCACGTCCGCATCCGTTTTTCCGCGCGCCTGCGCGCGGGCGACTTCCGCTTCCACCTTCTGGGCAATGGTGGAGAACCCATCCGTGTCCTCCGGCGTGAGATGATACTTGACCTCAATGGCCTCGCGGGTGTCGATGAGCTCCTGCAAACGGATCTGATCTTTTTCGGAGAAGTATCCGTTCTGCCGTTTCTTCAGCAGTCGGCTGATCTCCGCGTCCATCTGATCCAGCGTCTTGATATCCGCTGCAATCCCCTGTGAAACGCCGGTATAGCCGCTCTTGTCTGCCGTGTCTTTGAGGGCTTGAAGCTCCGTGCGCGTGCTGTCCGTCAGCGTTTTGAAGGAATCCGTCCAGTGGGCGACGATCTCATTGCTTTCCTTTTCGCCGTCCGACCACACCGCCAGCAATCCGTCCCGCCACTTCTGTGCGGACTGCCGGTCGCGGACAAAGTCGCTTTTCGACATGCCGAAGAAGGATAGTCCCGCACTTCTGTCGTAGAAGGTCTCTGCGGCGGTATCCTTCCACTGCTTCGCCGTCTCCTCCATGCCCTTGAGCGCTTCCCGGGCCTGCTTCGCGCCGGAAACATAGTCCGCCAGCGCAATGGTTCCCGCAATCACTGCGGCGGCGACGGCGAACCATACAGCAGGGGACTTACCCAGAACCGTCAGAAATCCCTTCCAGCCGCCGCCTGCCTTGCCAACTGACGTGGCGAACTTGCCGAAAGCAGTGGATACCGTACCGACGCCCTTCGTGATCTTCCCCAGCGCCAGCAGTACCGGCCCGGCAGCGGCGGCATAAGCCGCGAACTGAATGATCTGCTTTCGCTGGGATTCGTCCATGGAAAGGAACTTCTGCAAAAGCTCCTCCGCGCCATCGATGAGACTGCGAATGGTGGGGTTCAGGTCGTCGCCGATCTGCTGACCAAACAGGAGAGCTGTATTTTTCAGGTTCTTCAACTTGCTCTCCGTGGTGGCATAACGCTTGTTCGCTTCCTCGGACAGCGCGGTGTTCTTTTTCCATGCGCTGGTCGCCATATTCTGCGCCCGGGAGAAAAGATCCGTTGCGTTGACGGCACGGAGCATGGTATCGCGCAGCCGAATTTCCTTGATGCCAATCTCATCCAGCACTGCGATGGCGCTTTCGCCCGCGTCGTCCAGTTTGGACAGTCCCACGATGAACGACTGGAATGCGGCGGCGGGATCGCTGTCCCACAGGGCTTTGAACTGCTGTCCGGTCATTCCGGCGACCTTGCCGAAATCGTCCAGCGCCTCGCTTCCTGTTGCGGAAGCGACCTCCATTTTGATCAGTGCCTTGGAGAAAGCGGAGCCGCCCATCTGGGCTTCGATGCCCACGGAGGACAATGCCGCCGCAAAGCCTAATACCTGCGCTTCAGTCAGACCGACCTGCTTGCCCGCGCCGGCCATGCGATGCGCCATTTCCATGATGGGCTTTTCGGTGGTGGCAAAGTTATTGCCCAGATCCACCAGCGTAGAGCCGATGTTGCTGAACTGGCTCTGGCTCGTGCCCATGATGTTGGCAAACTGGGCGATGGTGGTGGCGGCGTCATTTGCATTCAGATCCTCGCAGGAGTTGCCCAGGTCGATCATGACGCGGGTAAAGTCCGACAGATGCTCCGTGGCCACGCCCAGCTGACCGCCCGCCGCCATGACTTCGTTGATCTCATCCGTACCAGCCGCAACTTCCGTGGACATTTTCTTCGACGTATCCGCCAGCTGGTCGAACTCAGCCTCCGTCGCATCTACGGTTTTGCGCACCGAGGTAAAGGAGGATTCAAAGTCGATGGACGCCTTGACCGCCGCCGTGCCCAGCGCAACAATGGGCGTGGTCAGGGTGGTGGAGAGCAGCTTGCCCGCCTTGATCAGATTCTTTCCGGCGGCATCGCAGGCCTTGCCGAAGGATTCCATGCTCTTTCCGGCCTTCGTCCATTCGGACTGTGCGGTTTTCAGCTCTTTATTGCAATTCGCAATGTCAGCCTTCGTCTGCTTTACTGCGGCGCGAGCATTGTTGAGCGCGGTTTCCGCATCCTGCATCGCGTCGGTGGCCTGACGGATCTTGTCCGGGTCGCTGACCTGCTGGGCGGCCTGCAGCTGTTCCTTTGCGGCATTCAGGGCTTTTTCGTATTCGGCGACGGATTTCTGCTGTAAAACGAGTTTCTCATTCAGCAGTGCCAGCTTCGCAGACAGTCCAGCGGCGGATTTGTCGAAATCCTTCACGCCTGCCGCCGCCAGACGATAGCTGCTCTCGGCAGTTTTCATCTGCTTGCCGATGGAAGCAATGCTGCGCTGACTGGCCTGAATCACTTCTCCGGCAGACGCCCAGCTGGTACGCGAAAGGGCGAGCTGGCGGCTGCACCGGTCGATCTCGGCGACAGTCTCTTTAACCGCGCCCTTCGCACCGTTCAGTTTGGTCTGCGCCGCGGAGAATGCGTCCGCCGCGTTCTGTGTAGACTTTTTCAGCGCGACGTTCTGGCCTTCCAGCTTTTTGACTTCCTGAACCGCAGCACGATACTCGCCCTTATAGGCGTCCAGATTCGCCTTGGCCGCAATGGTCGCGGAGTCCGTTTCGCCCAGCGTATTCTTATAGTGCTTATACGCCTGAGCAGCGCTGGCCACTTCTGTTTTCAGCTGCTGCTGTTTGTCCTTTGCGTCCGTCAGGCGCTGGGCGTAGTCGTTCTGCCGGGCATAGCACTCCTGCAGCTTATCGCTGGCCTGTTGAAGCGCGCGCTCGTACTGGCCGACCGCGTCCTGCTGAAGCCGGAAGGTGTGCTGGAGCGTGGACAGCCTGGCAGACAGTCCCGCCGTGGTTGTCTCGAAGTTCTCCACGCCGGTGGAAGCCAGATGAAACGCCGACTCCGCTTCCTGGATCTGCTTATTGATGGATTTAATGTTGCGCGTGAAATTATCGCTGTTCAGCGACAGCGATACCACAAGATCGCGGAGCGTCTCGCTCATGACGGGTCACCTGCCTGTCTGCATTGAATTTACTTGATTAAGCGACGGTTTTCGCGTATAATAAAGGTGGAAACAATCTGTCGAGAAAGGAGTCGCCGCTATGAGCGATAAAGTTTACACGCTGGATGAAATCAGGGCCATTGCCGCGCCCATTGCCAAACAATATGGCGTTGCCGCGATGTATCTGTTTGGTTCCTACGCCCGCGGCGAAGCCACGCCGAAGAGCGATCTCGATTTCCGCATTGACAAAGGGCAGCTCCGTTCGCTGTTCCAGCTATCCGGCATGCAGATTGCTCTGGAGGACGGCTTTCAGAAGGATCTGGATCTGCTGACCACGCAGATGCTCACACCGCAGTTTTTGAACGATATCCGACCGGAAGAGGTGCTGATCTATGCCCAGAACTGATCAAAACACAAGAAATCGGAATTGTATCGAGCATATGCTGAAATACTGCGGTCAGATCGAGGAAACGCTGGACGCCATTCAGAACGACAAAGAAAAGTTTCTCTCATCTCACATTTACCAGAACGCGGTCGCCATGTGCATTTTGCAGCTGGGCGAGCTGACCAAGCAGCTTACGCCGGAGTTTACCGCTGCACACAGGCAGATTCCGTGGAGCCTGATCGCCAAGACGCGCGATAATTACGCGCATCACTACGGCGTTGTCGACTTCGAACTCGTCTGGGAAGCGGCAGTTGAGGATATTCCCGGCCTCGCAGCGTTTTGCAGGGATTATCTGGAGAAATAGAGAATCCATTACGGCTTCAGTTCCGTCCACACCTCGTCAATATAGCGTTGGCGAGGCGCTTTCTTTTCCTGCTCGCGTTTGGCGTTCCATGCCCGAATCTTCAGAAATCCCGGCATGTCCATGCGGTCGATCTCATCCATGCGCCAGCCGGATTCCAGCAGCGAATTGTAGGTGGAATAGATGAATTCAGGCAGCGTCAGAACAGCGGAATCTCTTCCGACTCCGTTTCCGTCTCCGTCGTCGCCGGTTCCTTCGCCGCCTTCGTAGGGAACTCATTGAGGATTTCGGTGGTTTGGGTCTGCACCGCCATGAGCGCCAGGGCAATATCGTGCATCAGGCGATCCACGGGATATCCATCCAGGACGTCGTCCGGGGTGAACTGATTTCCGAACAATAGACAGAACCAGCGGATCATCACGTCCATTGCGTCCGGAATACTGACCTGTTCCGATTGCGGGATCTCTTCGCCCTTGACGGCGGCGTTGGACAACGCCACGATGCGGGCGTACATCTTCGCCGCCGGTTCCATCTCGCGCAGCGCACGGCCGGAGACGAAATCTACGGCATATTTCTTATCCTTGAGGGTGCAGGTGATCATAGCGATTGCCTCCTATGTCATCGAAAAGATTCTCCGCGCAACACACACTGCGCGGAGAACAACGGAGTAAAGCGGTCACGGGCTGGACGTGAATACCGGCTCGTACACGCTTTCCAGGAACGTCGCGCCCTTTTCAGCCGTGAAGCCATTTTCTCCTTCATCGGCCACCGCCTGATACTGATTATCATGGGTGCGGCGAATAGCCGTCCATTCCACCTCGCCGGTCTGGCGGGTGATGCTTTTGCCTTCCTTCGTGGCATAGCTCTCGGTCACGGGCTTGGCGCGCACCTTGTACAGCCAGACGAAACGATACTTGTGATTCGCCTTTTCGCTCTTGAAGCCCACCGCGAAATAGGGCGGCTTGTCGGTGGAAGAGCGGATGAGCACGCCATTGGAGTCGATTTTGTTGGCGAAGATCATCTCCTGAATGATCAGCGGCAGGTCGGCCAGCTTGGTCTTGAAGGTCAGCTCCGGATCGGGATACAGAACATCGCCTTCCTGATCATCAAAATACTGCACGTCCGGATCGGCGTTCTGAGGCGTGATGGACGCCTCGATTGCGCCGGCGACCAGCTGAAGATCGCCGTAGGTCAGCGTCTCTTCGGTGTCCACCGTCAGCGGCGCAATGACCATGTTTTTAAGGCCCACCGTAGAGCTTACGGCAGGCGAAGCAGCGGGATTTGCCATATAGATATCCTCCTTGCAGTTATTTCAGTAATTCGTCCTTCAGAATGTTCTTCATGATCTGATACGCCTCGTCCTTGCGCACATCGAAGGCGGGGCGCACGAAGGGATGGGCCGGAGCGGGGCCGGGGCCGCCGTGGCCGTGCTCGACCGGGTTTGCATAGTACGCGCCCTTTTCGGAATGCTTCACGCCGATGGTGATGTACTTGCCGCCGCTGCGGGACTTGCGCACGTTATGCGTCCGAATGGAACCGTGCAGCGCGCCGGTGATAATCTTGGGATCAGAAGAAGCGTTGTGCAGCATCTGCTCCTCGATGGGTTTTGCGCCTTCCTGCAGCGCACGGTTCACGCCCGCGCCGAACTCCAGATTGGACGCCATGTTGGTCAGATCGTCGCGCAGATTATCAAAGCCCTGCAGTTCCATCGGCACGGGAATCACCTCCTAATTCGGGCATAAAGAAACCGTGCGGCGCGCATCAGTGCGCCTGCACGGCAAAGAGAAAAAGCCGGGGTTTTAGGAACGAGAACCTGCCGATTCAGACTCTTTCTTCCGAGGGCAGCGTTTCAGCGTCAGTCTGCTGTCTTTCGGCTTTGAGCTCGGCGACGCGATGCTCGGCCACGTAATGCGTGGCATAGCCGCGCTCGATCTCCGCTGTGCCGCTCTTGCTGAAACGCAGCAGAATGACAGGCTTTCGCCCCTGACCGTCTTTCTTTTTCACGCCCCAGCGCTTGTAACAGCAGAATGAGGGCTTCAGATTCTGCGCTCTGGCATATGCACGCATTTCACGCAATACAGCAGACAGCTTCTTCAGATTGACCGTACATACGCGTTCCAGATAATCCACGCGCCCGTATCGCCAATCCTCATAACCCTTTTTCGGCAGTACGCCGATTTCCATGAGCACATCGACAGGCGCGGCGAATCCGCGCTCCCTGCACTGCCTGTACATGGACGAGCGCACCTTTGCGATCAGTTCTCCATCATTCATATCGCGATTCCTTTCCGGACTAGGGATTGTGTAATGCACAGTCACTATATCATTTCAGGGGCCAGTCGGTCAACGCCGACAAGGTGAATCTTTCTCTGTTAGCCCATGGCGTCCTGCCAGTAGACCCACGTCCACTGCACGGTGTAGGTGCGGGTGGCCGGGTCGTAGGCGGGTTGATTATATCCCTTGTCACTTTCCTCCAGCATCCAGAAATCCGCGTCGTACATGGCCTGACGGATGCGATTTGCCATTTCGGTGGGGTCGATATCGCTCCACAGATTCAGATAGATGTAAGTGCGATATCCCGCAGGACGATCGTCCTGAAAGGCCGTTTCCGTAGTGGTGCTGGAATAGACCACGTATTGCAGCGGCGGATTCTGGTTTTCGGACGTGGCGCGCCAGATACCGGCGATAACGGGAATACCGATGTCTTTAAGCGCTTCCTGTACCTGACGCATCAGCCGCTCACTCCCTTCGCAATGGACGCTTTCAGACCGAGGTACGTTTTCTTGAACGAATACTCGCCCAGCGTGGAAATGATCCACTTTTCATCCTGAAATTTCACCCACATACCGGGCTTCACGTCCCTGCGATAGCGAATGGTGAAGTTGATGACCTGCTCGGTATTCATCACGTCCGCAGCCCGATAATGCTGGTTGCCCGCGTCGACGGCACTGGCCCATACGCGGCAGAGTACCACGTCCTTTGGTTCAGGATAGCCGTTCACATTGATGGCGTTCTCGGTATAGCCGATCTCCACCAGATGGCACAGATCCCCGGGGTGGGGCGTGCCCTCAAAGTTTTTATAGCCGCGCATGAGCCGTCACCTCCTTTGTTGAAGCACAACATATTCACACATTCCACAGGCTTATCCACAATATGCTGCATCTCGCCTCAAAACATTTTCTCCGGATCGCGATAGGGATACAGCAGGCTGTCAAATGCCATCCGCATGGCCTTGTAGGTGGTCATGTCAGGGATATCCCGATTCTCATAGTAGAATCCCACCATGAGCAGAACCGCCAGTCGCACAGGCTCAGGCGCGGGATCGGGAAACTGCGTCCGGCAGTAATCCTCCGCCGCAGCCTGTGCCTGCACAATCAGGCCGGTCAGATAGGCGTCCTCCTCGTCGTGCTGGATACGGAGATGGGTTTTCACCTCATCCACGGTAACGATCATTGAAGCTCACCTCAGTTAGGCGGAGCGGATTCCATCAGACCTGCGTTACGGATGGCGGCCAGCAGGGCATTAAAGGCGTCCTTCAGCGCGGCAATGGTAGTTGCTTCACTGTCAGGCACATATTCGATCTGATCAAAGGGCAGTGAAGGCGTAAACAGATCGTCGCCGCCCTCGATGGTCGCGCCGGGCAGGAAGGTGAGCTTTCCGCCAATGACCAGCTCGTTGCCGCCTTGGGCAAAATAGTTGTGGGTGTTCCGGGTGACGTCCGCAACGGGGTCTGCTTTGCGCATTGTAATTTCCTCCTACTGTTACTGTTGCTGCAGGAGCCGCCCCAGGGCGGAGCGGCTCCGCATGGTTCTGCTTACGCCTTCATCTGCAGGCACTTCACCGCTTCACGGAGAATCAGCCTGCCATCCACACGCTGGGTGATCTTAAAGCCTACCTGATCGTTGACGGCGTACAGCTCGTTCAGGCGCTGCAGGGAACGGCCCTCCCGATCCGCCAGCCAGTAATAGCTGAAGTCTCCGTACAGGATGGCCTTGCTGCCCGCCGTGGGCAGAGGCATGTAGTTGGACACCAGCACCTTCTGGTTGAGCAGCGTGTCGGGCTGCCCCGCCAGCAGACCCAGCTGCCAGATGAAATTCCCCTGACCGTCCTTGAGCTTGCGCAGCAGCTTCAGCGTAGCGTCGTTCATGATCCACAGCCCCTTGCGGCGGTATCCGCTCTTGAGCGAATGCTGCAGGTCGATCAGCTCGTCCGCCGTAATGGCCACGGCAGACGCGGCGGTCACGCCCAGCTCCGCGCCCAGGGTATCGTGCAGCAGGCCGGTGGGCTTGTGCGTGCCGTTGCCCGCAAGAATGGCTTCTTCCTCGGCGGCGCCCACGCGGCGGGTGAACTCCCCTGCGATATAAGCCGCCATATCGAAGGCGCTGTCGTGAAGCAGCTCCTCGGAGATGCGGATCATGCAGCCCACCTTGTGAGCGCCCAGGGTGATCTGACCGAAAGCGTCGTCGCTCTCGGGAATGGCGGCTTCCTCCTCGATCCAGGAGGCCGCGCCCTTGCTGGTCACCAGCGGGATCTTGCGGTCGCCGGAGGAGGTGGTGATCTTATGCACCAGCCCGCGCATGATGTTTTCCTCTTCCAACCCCTGGATCAGCTGATGCTCGAACTCGTCCGGCACGGTGTAACCGCCCTCGGACAGCGTGCCCACCTGCAGCGCGTCCCGCACCTCCGGGCTGCGGCGGTCCAGATTGCGCATATGCGCCCAGAAGGCGTTTTTGTACGCGTCGGATGCGACGCCCTGCCGGGTCTCCGGCGCGCGCAGGGGACGGGAAGTCAGGGCGGGACGCACGGGAGCGTTCAGCTCGCGCTCGATCTCCGCGGCCCGCTCCTCACGCTCGATGGCGTGACCCAGATCCACGACCTCCTGCTCCATGCGCTCGTAGATGGCGGTATCCTCGCCGGACATCAGGCCGTTCTCGCCGCTGCGCTCGTCCAGAAACGCCTTCGCCTTGTCCCATACGTCGCTGCGCTTCTGGCGCAGATCAAGAATTTTGCTCATGGTGTTTTTCCTCCTCATCATTACTGTGTCGTTCGTTATTGCGATCCAGATGCTCATAGCGCCGGCTGGCGGGCATGAGCAGACCCAGCCGCTTTTGCAGCTGGGTCACGGGAATGCCGGAGGATTCCGGCGGGGCAACATCGGCAGGTTCTTGCGCCATATCGTTAGCGTTGCCGGATGCGGTCGTCTGTTCGTCGTCAGGCAACGCCGCCGAAGGCTGAACCTCGTCCGCAATCTCCTGCTTCTCAGCGCGAGTCAGCCTGGGCTTATGGCGATCCTGCCATGCCTGTACCTTCGCCTTGGCGAAGTCCAGATTCTCCCTGCGCTCCCCGGCGTTCTCCGGCGCGCCGGGCTTGCCGTTCTCGGAGATGGCGTCGATGAAACCATACTGCAGCGCGGACTGTGCGTCCAGCCACGCAGTGGCGCTCATCATGGCGGCCACCTCCTGTCGGCTCTGCCTGCACCGGCGCTGGTACACGTTCAGGATGCTCTCCTTGCACGCCTGCAGCAGCCGGATAGAGTCCATGAGCTCCCGCTCGTTGCCCCAGGCTACGACGCTGGGGTCGTGGATCATCCAGAGACTGCCCGGGGTCATCTCCAGCCTGTCCGCCGCCATGGCCAGCACCGTCGCCGCGGAAGCCGCCGTGCCGGAGACGGTGATCCGCACGCTGCCGGGGTAGGCGCGCACGTCGTCGAACATGCGCACGGCGGCGTTGCAGCTGCCGCCGTAGGAATTCAGCCGGATATGCACGTCGTCCGCAAGCTGGTTTTCTGCTCCGTACAGCGCTTCGTGAAGGGACTCCGGGGTGATCTCGTCCCCGAACCACATTTCGTCGTCGATATAGCCGTTTAAGCTGAGTTCTCTCAATTCGCATTCTCCTCCGTTTCTTCCGCCCAAACGATGCCGGCCAGCACAAAAAAGACGCAGTATACGCAGACCGAATTGCCGTAGGCCTTGTATTCCGCGCTGTCCGTGCGGGGATCCCTGAGCCATTTGACGATTCGGTTTCGGCTGGGCGCCTTTGCCGTCTTGCCTGAGGCACGATACCATTCCCCGATCACCCCTGCCCAGTAACGAATTTCTTCGTCCGTTGGCCTCTCTGTACCCAGCTGTTCCGTCCAGCCGTCGGGATACCCCTGCAATCGGCAGCATTCGCGTGGCGTGAGCCGCCGCACGACATAGCCCGTTTCGGGCGCGGTCACCGCGCCAGGACCCTGCGCCGTGAGCGTAGGTACCTTTTCCCTTCCGATGTTCATGCTGTACTGCGCGTTCTGACCGGCGGAGAAACAGGCGCGATCCATGGCGTATGCCGCGCCTTCCGGCTCGGAGGACTGTTCGTCCCTGCCCACCAAGGGCGGATCCTTGTAATCCCGCGCCATGAGCGGCGGGGATTTCTCCTGATCCACCTGCGTAAAGCTGCCGGTGGTCATGGCATATACGGCGTGGCGGTCTGACGTATCCAGCGTGAACGCCACCTCGCGGTTGATTCCGTCGCCCTGCGGCCCGTTCTCTGCTTTCCGCCCGATCATGGAGCCCTGAAGGCAGTAGCAGGGGCTTTCGGCAGGCGCAACAACGAGCATGCCGCCCTGGTGGCATTGGGGACTGCTGCCCGACGTATCCAGTGTTCGGCTGGTCTGCGCTTCGTAGATTCCCGCGTGAGGATTGTCCGAAAGCATGGCGCGGCTCTGGTCGGAGGATAGACCGAACACCAGCGGCACCTGATTCCCGCCCGTACCCATCCGTGAGCAGAGCGTTTGGCAGACGCCGTCCTCGCTGATTCTGATCCGGCTGTCGGTGGGATTGAAGTCAATCGCCACGCCGGGTACCACTCCCGCACGCAGCGTAGGCGCACGTTCTTTCTCGTACCCGATTCCCCGGCTGTCCGCACTGTGCTCGCGGCAAAACCCCGCCGCGCTTACCCGTTCGCCTGCCGCTCCAGCGCTATCCTGAGAACCTCGGGCAGCTCTTTGCCGCGCTTCTCCGCCCGGCGGAGTATACCCTGACAGGCCTTCGGACTCAAAGAGAACCTTTCCGGCACTGTGTCCTCCAAGATCGAGGACAGCAAATATACGTTTCCGTCTTTGTGCGACGCCCCAACCTTGCGCGGCGTCGAGGACGCGCCAGGCGAGAGAATAACCGTCGCCCAGGATCTCGCCTGCAGGCAGCCAGCGCCCGTTCTCCGGCACAGGAACATCTGCCTCGGGGTCTTTGATGCGGATGAGACTTTCGAGGACGCAGCGGAAATCCTGCCCATTCTGAGAGGACAGGGCGCCCGGCACGTTTTCCCATACCGCCCATCTTGGATATTTTCCATCGGTGCTTTCCCTCATTTCAGTAATAATGCGCACGGCTTCATAGAAGAGGCTGGAACGGCTGCCGTCCAGCCCCGCGCGCTTGCCCGCGATGCTGAGATCCTGGCTAACAGGGGCTACCGAACGTAATCACGTCCACAGCCCCAAGATCACCTCCCCTCAAAGAGGCGATATCGCCGTAATGCTTCATTTCGGGCAGCCGTTTTTCCGTCACCCGGATGGGGAACGGATCGATCTCCGACGCCCAGACGGGCGTGATGCCCGCCATTTTCCCTGCCAGGGGAAAGCCCCCGACGCCGTCAAAGAGACTGCCCAGCGTAAGTTTTCTGCTCAAGTTGAATCCTCCAAAGTTTCTTCCTGCGTCGTACTTTCCGACCCGCCCAGCATGGCCCGGCGGACGGAAACCATGTTCCCGTTGACGAGGAGCGCGTTTCCGCCATCCTCTTCGGGCACGGGGTTCATGTTCTCCAGACCTCGGATGTCGTTCATCGACAGCCAGCCGTTCTGCCGGCCGATGGCGTAGCCCTCCATGCGTTCTTTATACGCGCCCCGCATGAGTCCGTCCATGTTGAAGCGGACATAAAAAACGCCCTTCTCCTTTTCGGCGAAGAGGGCGCGGTTCATGGCCTGCTCGATGCGCACCACCCAGGGACGGATGGTATGCACGGCGAATGAAATGGACTGATGCTCAATATTGCTGAAGGTAGCATGCTCCAGATCGCCCACCATGTGGGGCGGTACGCGATAAATGCGGCAGATCTCCGATACCTGAAACTTGCGGGTCTCCAGAAACTGCGCCTCCGAGTTGGGGATAGAGATGGGCGTATAGCTCATGTTCTCTTCCAGCACAGCCACCTTGCCGGAGTTGACGGAGCCGCCGTAGGCCGCGTTCCAGCTTTCCCGCAGCTTCTTCGGATCCTTTACCGTATTGGGATGAGTCAGGATACCGCTGGGCCGTGCGCCGTTGGAGAAGAACTTGCTGCCGTATTCCTCGGCGGCAAGGCCGAGACCGATGGCGTTCTTCTCCAGCGCGATGGGACTGTAGCCCATGACGCCGTCAAAGCCCAATCCGGGAATGTGCAGCACGTCCTCCGGGCGCAGGCGCACCACCTTGCTCTCGCGGGTGGTGTAGTCGTAGATGAGCTTTCCGCTGTCGTCTCTGTCCACCTGCATCTGATCCGGCAGCAGCGGATACAGCCCCAGAATGTGGCCGCGCCCGTTGCGCAGGATCTGGCAGTAGGCGTTGCCGTAAATCAGCAGGTGGGTGAGCATGACCTCCCGCAGGATGAAGCTGGTCATTTCGGTGTTGGGCTCGTCATGCAGAATGCGGTACAGCGGATGCTCCGGCGCCTTGACGCTGCCCTCGCCCTGATTCTGATATACGTGCAGGGGCAGGCTGGCGATGGTCTCGGCGATGACGCGCACGCAGGCGTAGACCGTGCTCATCTGGATGGCGGTGGTCGCCGTGACCGATTTTCCGGACGCGCTGGATCCGAAATAGAAGGTGGCGGCGGAGCTGACGCTGTCCGTCGGTTTTTCGTTCCTTCCGGGCTTGTCCCGTGCCCGAAACAGCGATGAAAATGGATTTTTCATGGAGTCCTCCTGTTGTTACAGTCCTTTTCCCGTTTTCCGGTCATGGCAGCTCTTGCAAAGGGGCTGCCAGTTGTTTTCATCCCAGAAAAGATCGCGGTCTCCGCGATGGGGAACGATGTGGTCTACCACGGTGGCCGGGGTCAGATGGCCGTTTTTCTGGCATTCGGCGCACAGGGGATGCTGGGACAGAAAAGCCTTTCGTGCCTTTCGCCAGCGGGCGTCGTATCCTCGGGCAGCTGCGCCGCCGCGAAGGGCGTCGTGACTCCATTCCTTGCGATGCCCCTCGCAGTAGACGCCGCTGTCGCAGAGGTTGGGGCAGCCGGGATAGCGGCAGGGGCGTTTGGGCGTATGCGGCATATTGACCTCCTGTTCCGGCAATAAGCGCCGATTTTCGTGATGATTTCGCGCGCTTTTCTGCTTATTATCAGCTGTTTGGGTGCAATAACCGTGCAAAATCGGGGCGAATTGAAGCGTTTCGCGCTCTTTTCGCCACTTACAGGAAAATCATGTCTCTTTCGTCGTACACGGAGCCGCCGCTGTTCTGGTTCTTCATCGCCCGATCCAGCGCCATGACCAATGCCACCGCGCCGTCCACCTTTTCCGTGGACTTCTGCTTGTCGATCTTCAGATTGCCCGCAGGGTCGGTGCGCACGAAGGCGTTGTCCATGTTCCAGCGCAGCACCGGGTGTCCACCGTGCACCAGCCTGTGTTCCAGCACCAGCCGCATCAGTTCCTTCGTCGGCGGCGACATATCCCGGAAGCCCTGCCCGAACGGAATCATGGTGAACCCGTCGTCCTCCAGATTCTGCACCATCTGCGTGGCGTTCCAGCGGTCGTAGGCGATCTCCCGGATGTTGTACTTTTCGCCCAGCTCGCAGATGAATTTTTCGATGAACCCGTAATGTACCACATTGCCCTCGGTGGTCTGAAGAAATCCCTGCTTTTCCCACACGTCGTACATCACGTGATCCCGCCGGACGCGCAGGGGCAGCGTATCCTCCGGCAGCCAGAAGAAGGGCAGAACGATGTACGGTTCGCTCACGTCGCTGGGCGGAAAGACCAGCGCCAGCGTGGTCAGGTCGCTGGTGGACGAAAGATCCAGCCCCGCATAGCAGACGCGCCCCTCCAGATCGCCCGGAATGACCGGCGCACCGCATTCATCCCATTTGTCCATCGGCATCCACCGAATACTTTGTTTCACCCACTGATTCAGGCGCAGCTGGCGGAACATATTCTCGTCCGCCGGTGTTTCCAGCGCCTTGCGGTAGGCGTCCCGCACCTTGTCGATGGTGATGGTGTATCCCAGCGATGGATTGCATTTGTACCAATTCTGTTCATCCTGCCAGTCCGCATCGTCCGGAAGTCCGTAGACCACGGGATAAAAACGCGGGTCATGCTTGCGTCCTTCCAGAATATCCAGCGCCTTCTGATGCACCTCCCAGCAGACGGAATTGCGGTCTGTACCGGCGGTGGTGAGGAAGAACCACAGCGGCTGCCTGCGCGCGTCGCCGCTGCCCTGGGTCATTACGTCATAGAGGGCGCGGGTGGGCTGCGTGTGAAGCTCGTCGAAGATACAGGCGGAAACATTCAGGCCGTGCTTGGTCGCCACTTCACTGGACAGCACCTGATAGATGCTTCCCGTGGGCTGGTACACCATGCGCTTGGTGGAGGGGATGATCTTAATCAGCCGGCTCAGCGTAGGGTTCTGCCGAACCATATCCACCGCCACATCGAACACAATGGCCGCCTGCTGGCGGTCGCTGGCGCAGGAATAGACCTCCGCCTTCCACTCATCGTCGTTGATGAGCATGTTCAGCGCCAGCGCCGCGCCCAGCTCGCTCTTTCCATTTTTCTTTCCGATCTCGATATACACCTGATTGTATTGCCGCATTTCAGGATCTTCATCCCGCACCGTTCCGAACACATCGCGGATGATCTTCTCCTGCCAGGGCAGCAGTTTAAAGGGCTTGCCGTGAAATTCGCCCTTGGTATGCTTCAGGCACTCGATGAAGCGCACGACGCGGCGCGCCTTCTTTTCGTCAAACATCGTCCTGCCACCCGCCCTTCAGCAGCTTCGCCATGGGATCCTCCGCATCCGCTGCGTTTCCGCCTGCAATGATGCGGGTACGGCAGGCGGGCGTCAGGCCAAATTCCGCGGCTAAGGCGTGCATGGTTTTCTGGCTCTGCTGAGAAATGCTGACCTGGGGCAGCTGCTGAAGGTATCCGGAAGGCGTTCTAAACACCGGACCGTGCTGGGAGATGACGTCCTCAGCCTCGCGCCAGCGGGCATACGCCTGACAGTAACTGGCAAAGGCCGCCGTGTCGGCCATTGTCAGTACGCCCATGGCTTCCAGCGCGGGCGCCAGCCGCTTCCATTCCTTTTTCGCTTCGGGCAGCAGCCAGGCCGGGCATTTCACGCCGCCTTTGGGCGGAATTGGCTCACGCTCGTTGAGCGGCCGCCGTCCCTTGCCACGGTCGCCTTCCAGCTTCTTCAGCGCCGTTGGCTTGGGCTTTCTTCCTGCCATCGCCATGTAAACTCCCTCCTTTCTGCGATTTGCCGCATAAGCGAAACGCCTTGCAAAGCGCTAGTTCTGCAAGGCCTCTGCGCTTTTCTGTCGTCTTTGTTACGAACCATTCGCCGATTCCTGCATTTCAGCCATCGCTTCTTCAAACGACATCCGCTGACCATCGCGCATCAGATAAACATCTTCCGTCTGACCGTCGTGATAATGGACATAACGTTTCACCGCTACGTCTACGAATTTGGGCTCGATTTCCACACCAAAACAGGAGCGGCTGATCTCCTCGCAGGCAATGAGCGTAGAAGCGGAGCCGAGAAAGCCGTCCAGCACCAGCCCGTTGGTCTGCGTGCATTGTTTGATCAGATAGGCGATCAGCGGCACGGGCTTTGAGGAGGGGTGGCCGAAGCCTTCTTTTTCAGAGTCTTTGATCCCGTCAAACTCGAACACGCTGGTCTGTTTCTGATCGCCGTACCAGATATGCTTGCCGTCCTTCCGCCAGCCCCAGATGATTGGCTCCATATTGAATTTCCAGTCGGTGCGCATCAGCGGCGCTCTCGGCTTTTTCCAGACCAGCCCCGCGCCCACCTTGAAGCCCGCGTCCTCAAAGGCGTCGTAGAAAACGCGCGTCTTCATCGTGGCATAAAACTCATAGATGGATGCGTCCTTCGCCATGGCGTTCTTGAAATTCGTGAAGCATTTCATGAGAAATTCATAGGCCTGTTTGTCGTTCAGGTCATCGTTGGCAATGGTGCCGGACTTGTTTTTCAGCTCCACAAAATAGGGCGCGTCCGTACAGACCAGATTGACCTTCGTATCGCCGAGCAGTCGCTCGAAGGTTTCCGGCAGGGTCGTATCGCCGCAGATGACGGTATGCCTGCCCAAATGCCACACGTCGCCCATTCTGCTGAAACAGGGCTGTTTTAATTCTGCCCCAACGTCAAAATTATCTTCTTTAACGTCCTTATCGTGCACCTGGGAAAACAGATCGTCTACCTCCGCCGCATCGAAGCCGGTGACGTCCACGTCATAGCCGCTGATCTTCAGGTCGCTGAGCAGATCCGCCAGTGCGACGGGCTCCCATTCGCCGACAGCCTTGTTGAGAGCAATATTCAGCGCCTTTTCTTCCTGCTTGTTCTCGATGTGAACGACCACGCAGTCGATCTCTGTCGCGCCTTCCGCAACGAGTACCTTATAGCGCTGGTGCCCGCCTACGATATTCCCCGTGACCTCGTTCCAGATGACAGGATCCACATAGCCGAACTCATGCAGGCTGCGCCTGATCTTTTCATACGCCGGATCGCCGGGCTTCAGGTCTTTGCGGGGATTGTATTTTGCGGGCTTCAGCTGATCCACGCTGATTTTCTGGATGTTCATACTGGTATTCATGGAAAACCTCCTGCTTCTGAGCATAACTTTTCACAGCAAAACAGCCGCCCCATCGGACGGCTGAACGCGATTTTGGGTGTGGGGCCCCCGGGCCCCCTATTTGTCGGAAATTCACGCGAGAGGGCGCCCCGGTCCGGAAGAAAACGCTCCCGGAGATTCGATCCCCCCTAGGGGGCGCAAAGCCGACCCGTCCGCTGGACTTCTTCACGGCGAAGCGCGAAAGCCGACTGCGCCGCAGGACTTTTCCCCGGCGAAGCGCGAAAGCCGACCCGTCCGCTGGACTTCTTCACGGCGAAGCGCGAAAGCCGACTGCGCCGCCCGGAGTTCGCCGCGGCGAAGCGCGAAAGCCGACCGCGCCGCCCGGAGTTCGCCGCGGCGAAGCGCGAAAGCCGACCGCGCCGCCCGGACTTCTTCACGGCGAAGCGCGAAAGCCGACCGCGCCGCCCGGACTTCTTCACGGCGAAGTGCGAAAGCCGACAACGGCGGTCGCCTTTGCCCGGGCGGGGGCTTTTCCGGCCGCGCGGCCGGCCGGAACGGCGCGCTTCCTTATAACGCGCGGAAAAGCCAGTTTTTACGAAACGGCGACGTTTGGGCGACGGAAAGTCTTTTTTTGTTCGCCGTTTTGTGGCTTGCTTTTTTGCCCGGCCAGAGCGAAACTGGCGTTGCCGGCGGGGGAAAAGCCCGCCGCCCCAAACCCCGGCCGCCCCCGCGGCGGCCCGCCCCAACGACCGCGACCGGCTCCCGGTTTTCGCGCCGCCAGCGCGAACGCCCGCCCCGGCGACCCTGCCCCAGTCCGCCTGCTCGAGAAGGCTCTCTGGGTGCCCCCAACGACCGAACCTTTCCGCCCGGCGCCGAGCGGAAAGCCCGAAAGGAAAAAGGAAAGGAGGAACCCCGGATGGAACGCGCACCGCCGCTTTGACCACAGCTCCGCCTGATGAGGGCTGGGAGGGCTCCCAGCCGAAACGCGCCGGCAGTGCCGGTCCCACAAAGCGTCGCGGAAAGCCCGCAAAATCAACACAGGAGGTCTGCCCCATGAAGCTCGAAGTCCGAAAAGCCCGCGCGGCCGCCGTCGCCGCGAATCTCGCCGCCCAGGCCGCCGTCGCGGCAAGGGAACTGCTCGAAGAGGCCCCGTCCGCCTGGGAGGTGGGCGACGCCGCCTACTGGCTCTGCCGGGCCGCCCAGAAGGCCGCCGAGAACGCCGCCGACGCACTTGACCCCGAAGAAGCCGAAACGAACGCCTCTGTCTTCGCCGCGCACCTTGCGGCCAGCCAGGCTGCCCAGGAAGCCTGCGACCAGGCGGACGAGCTGGTCTCCCTGGCTGAGGAAGCCAATCACGAAATCCGCCGCTGAGACACGCGGCGGACAGTTTTTAGAAGGAGGAGTCTCACCATGAAGGAAAAATCCAACGCCACGCTCCGCCGCGCGGCCTCTCTGCGCTGCCGCACCGACGCCGCCATCGCCCGGCTGGGCAGGGCCGTCGCCTGCTACCAGAGGGGAACCATTACCACCGCCGAGCTCCTGCGGGAAGCGTCCGCCGCGGCGGACCGGGCCGGCACTCTGGAACTGAGCGCGGCGGAACTGGCCGCAACGGGCAGCTTTGGCCGCTCGGTGAACCGGAAGGTCGCAAACTACCGGAACTACATCTGCACCGCTGCCCGCATCGCCATGGGTTTCAAATCGGACGCGGTCTGCCGCCGCAAGGCGCTGGAGCTTGCCCACACGGCGGTAAGGCTTGGAAACCGGCAGATGGCCCGCACCGCCCACGACCTTATCTGGGCCGCTGCCGGCGGTCTGCCCAGCGAGGAAGAGTTCGCCGCCTTCGAGGCCTGCGAGATGCTTTGAAATATCCCCGTCTGACGATGGCCCGGCGGCTCCGGGCCGAAACGCCCCGAGCGTCGCGGGAAGCCGCATGAAATCTTTCAAATCAAGGAGGCGTCACCATGAATTTCTTCGAACAGGAACTCCGCCGTTTCACCGGCAGGACCACCGCTTTCAAATCCTGCAAGGCGCTCTACGCAGGCCGCGCATGCTTCATTTCCCTCAGCGGCAGCCGCCGCGCCCGGCTGGAATTCGTTACCAGCGGCGTGGCAGACCATTACGACGCGCTGCAGGTTACCATCCTCAGCACGACCGATGGGAAAATCGACTGCCTGCGGTTCCGCTTCAAAGATTTCTTCGCGCCCCGGAAGGACGGTTGCTCCGGAATCTGCTGCCCGCACATCTGGGTCGACTGCGGCAGGGCCGAGTGGTACGTCGCGCCCACCGCCGCCGAAGTCGCCGCCATCGCCCAGGCCGCCCACGACTACGTCATGCTCTTCTCCTGAGCTTCTGAATCGAGAGGAGGATGTTTATGACCCGTGCGTACAAAATCACCCGTCTGCCCGATGGCTACTGCAAGGTGGCCGCCGCCGCCTGGAAGGCGCTCAGCGACCGCGAGCTCTTTGAAATTGAGGGCAAGCTGGTGTTCACCGACGACCTGGAATCTTACATGGAAGGCGGCGACCGCACCGCCTTCTGCGCCGACGAGTTCGACTCCCACGCCGCCTTCGAGAAGTGGCTGCTGAACGCGGTGGCCGAGTGGTGCCGGAACGACCCCCTGATGGTCGACAGCCTCGACCAGTACCTCTGACCCGCCTGACGATGGCTCTCTGGCAGGAGCCGAAACCCCCGCAAGGGGTCGCGGGAGCCACAGCTTCCAAATGAGAAGGAGGTACTATCATGAACCAGAACGATATCAACCGCGCATTCACTGAGAAAGTCACCGAACTGCTGGGCCGGGGCTATCAAATCCACCCTGGCACCATGGGCGGCTCGCAGGGCGAAATCGCCCATGTCGACCTGTACAAAGACGACGAAATCATCCGCGTGCTGCTCGACCGCACCATTGGGCGCGGCGAAAAGCCCGACGGCGTTCGCCTCATCGTCGGCCGCAATACCGACCGCATCCGCATGAACTGCTTCGACACGCTGGGCAACACCATCTGGAACAATCGCCTGGCGATTCTCTCCGAAATCGAGTTCTGCCAGATCAGCGAGAACTACTACACCGACGTGGAAACCGGCAAGGCTATTCAGGAAAAGCGCCGCGCGCGCCGGGAAGCGCGTCACGAGAGCGTTCGCCGAAACCTGCCCGATGCTTTCAAATGCGCGGCGCTGAAGTACGTCCAGCGCCAGCCGCGGATGAAGAGCTGCAAGCTCTCGGATGTCACCCGCGTGACCCGTATCAACCGCAGCAGCTGGGGCGAGGTCACGCCCGCGCTCTACTGCTATGAAATTGAGGCGCGAGGCAAAACCTTCCGCCTGCTGGCGCCCCGCAACGACTGACGCTTTGAAATGGAGGAGGATGCACCATGACGAATCCGGATTTTGACCTTCCAGCGTTCCTGCTGGACAAGCTCTACGACAACATGGACTGGGACGACGGCTGGACACTTGCGGACGCTGTTGCCCTAGCTGAGGATATTCGCAGGTACGACGGGCTCGACTGCGACCCGCAGGAAATCTTTGAAATCATGCGGGAGTTCCACGAGCAGGATGCGGAGGACGAAGACTGACCCGCCTGACGATGGCTGGGAGGGGCCCAGCCGAAACGCACTCCGACAACTCGTCGGGGCGCGTCGCGGGAAACCCGCAGGAGCCATGCTCCCGAATACGATGGGAGGTTATCACCATGAAGAAAACCGATATCCGAGATCAGTTCCCCAAGGGGATGCGCGTCACGCTCGTCAACGTCGCCATCGAACGCCATCGCGAACGCTACTGCGGCCGCACCGGCGTCGTGGTGAAAGCAGTGAAATCAACGAACACCGTGTGGATCGAATTTCCTGACGGTGACCGCTACGGCGCGTACCCGGAAAACGTTCGTCCCGCCTGACGATGGCTCTCTGGCAGGAGCCGAAACGCGCCGATGGAACCGGCATTGCCGGGGCGCGTCGCGGGAGCCACAGCTTCCAAATACGCATCGGGAGGATGAAAAAAATGACCGGCAAAATAACCAACACCACGTTTACGCCGCAGGAATATCTCCTGAATGGGCGCAGAGCCTTTTCCGTCTGGGCGGTTATCGAGAACTGGGCCGCGGACGAGGAGGGCGGACACAACGAACTGCTGTATGGAAGCAGAGAGGACGCTGCCCGCGTTTTCCAGTCTCAATTGTCCGTCGAAGCCAACGAGGGCTGCATCGCAAACTGGAGCAGTCGCAAGGATTTTTGCTTTGAACGCAGCACATCCAGCTATGAGTGCTGGCTGGACGGAGATTACAATGGCAATCACTACGAAATCGTTCTGGAGGAAAAGCCTGTGATTCTGGGTGACACCACCCAATGCGATGCGCAATCAGGGAAGAACGAACGTCCGTGATTACAAGCCAGCAGCAAGTCAAAAAATCTTTGAAATGGAGATGCGCCCATGCGCAGAGCCATGCTCTCAAATAGACAACGGGGAGGAATGTTTATGATCATCATTCGCACCGACGCCCAGTCCAACCGCAAGGCGCTGGCTGGAGCGCTGTCCGAACTCTTTCATGAAAAGCCGCGCTATTGCGGCGCACCCACCTTTGCTTACGAATTCGGCGTCGGTTGTCTGGCGCGAGACGCTTCGCTCCGCCTGGTTCCGTCGCTGAACGAAACGGCGGCGGAGCGACTGGCGGCGACGCTGGCCGAGCGGGGCTTCTCCTGCACTGTCGAAACAGTAAGCTCCGAAATAGAGACGGCGGATAACGCGCCCTGCGAGGCTGCGCCAGAGGAATCCCCTCTTTCCGACGGCCGCTTCACCGTGACCATCCCGGCGGACAGGCTTTCGCCCGATGCGCTTGCGCGGCTTCGGAATTTGATCGCCTCCCGGCATAGGCTCTTCTGCGACGCGCTGAACGCGGCGGAACTTCCGGTGCTGGAGAAAGGTGATCAGGTTGCCTTTCCCTGGTTCGAGCAAACCGACGACGAAGAGGAACGAGCCGCCTATGCGCTTTTCATCGAGCGCCTGGCGGAGCTCTCCAATCGCCTGAAGTGGGCGGCTTCCGCCGGGAAGGACGCGCCCAACGAGAAGTACGCCATGCGCTGTTTTCTGCTGCGGCTGGGGTTCATCGGCGCGGAGTACAAGCGCACCCGCGCCATATTGCTTCGAAATCTGCAGGGCAGCAGCGCCTTCCGCAACGGAGGCAAGCCCTGCCAAACCGAAACGGAGGAACGCCCATGAGGAAAACCATCCGAAAGACCTTCCTGCTGGAAGGCGAGACCGTTACCATGCGCTATGTGAAGCAGCTCTGCGGCGAGGAACGTTACCGCCGAATGATCGAGGACGCGAAGGAGAAATTCTTCGCGGATCCCACTGCCGAGCTGTGCTATCCCACGCCGAAGGGCTGGCTGACCATCTGGTTTCAGCTGGCCTGACGCTCTGAAATAGAGACGCGCTTTATCGTTCCCACGGCATGTGGGGCTTTGTGAAATGCCCGCCGGCGGCGACTTCGTTGTAGTCCGCCTCGCGCAGTCCCAGAAAGGAAATGATTCCGGCGGGCGTCAGGTCGAATCGCTCCTGAATCCAGCGGGTGATCTGCTCTTCCGGCAATTGTCCGGTACCGAAGCAGTCTACTGCAACGGACACGGGCTCCGCTCTGCCGATGGCATAGGCCAGCTGCACCTCGCAGCGCCCTGCGAATCCGGCGCGCACGATGTCCTTCGCGATTTTCCGCGCCATGTACGCGCCGCTGCGGTCAACCTTCGTGGGGTCTTTTCCGCTGAACGCGCCGCCGCCGTGGCGGCACATTCCGCCGTAGGTATCGGCGATGATCTTTCTGCCCGTCAGCCCTGTGTCTGCAAACGAGCCGCCGGTCACGAATCTGCCGGTGGGATTGATCAATACACGGAAATCCGCATTCAGACGATGCGCCTGGGCGGTCTGCTCCATGACGCTGCGCACAGCCTCGCGCACGTCTTTCAAATCCGCATCGGCGATATGCTGCGTGCTGATGAGGAACGTATCGATGCGCTCCCGGTCGTAATCATAGGTGACCTGGCACTTTGCGTCGGGCAGAAGCAGCGGGCTTTTCAGTCCAGCGAGCCGTTCCAGCGCGTCGCACGCCAGCACATAGGGAATCGGCAGCATCTGCGGCGTTTCATCGGTGGCGTAACCGAACATCATCCCCTGATCGCCCGCGCCGTCCGCATCCACGCCCAGCGCGATGTCCGGGCTCTGCTGCGAAATCAGCGCGGTCACGCGGTACTGATCGACGCCGGGCAGGCCGATGCGCCGCAGCACGCCGCGGGCCAGCGCTTTGAAATCGGGACGGTGTGCGGAGGTGATTTCGCCTGCGATGATGATCTCATAATCCTTGATCAGGCACTCCGCCGCCACACGGCTGTTCTTATCGTGCCGCAGGCAGTCGGTAACGATTGCGTCCGAAATCTGATCGCAGATCTTATCGGGATGCCCGGCGGATACCTGTTCGCTGGTACACAGCATCTTTGTCCCTCCTCAAAGGAAGAGCCCCTGCGGGAATGCTCCCGCAAGGGCTCCAGAGTTCAATGAATCTATTATAAAGTATATCAGATTATTTTCTGCACGCAAGTGAACTGGTGTGAACTAATGTGAATTCGCGTGCAGTCTTTTTCAAATTTTTTCGTTCCCGCGGCAGCGCAAGGCTTCCGGGGATGAGACCGATCGCGTTTGGCCCGCCGCTCCCGCGGCGATGGGGAATGCCGTCTGCAATTGCCTTCACGCCAGCCCCTCCTCGCACATCAGCTTCTCGACCACTTCCACGGCGCGGTCGTGCCTGTTCAGCGTCCACCGGCGGCTGTAGTGAAGGTCTGCGGCGATCTGGTCCCACGGCAGGAAGCAAAGGTAACGCTTCTCCAGAATCAGCCTGTAGCTCTCATTGCGCACCTTATCGATCAGCGCGGCGATATTCATTTTGAGGGCGACCAGTTCGTCAATCTGACGGTTGATCTGCTCCTCCGCCTCCATCAGCCGAATGATCGTATCCTCCAGCGAAGAGACGTTGCGTGTGTGCGATACGGGCTCGCCGTCACAGGAAGCCGTCACCTTCTGCGTCAGTGAACGGAGGCTCTCGATCTGCTGGAGCTTGCTGTTGATCCTCTGATCCAGCCGATACGCCTGTCCGAGATATTCCTTCGCGTTCAAGCGCCCACCTCCCTGCGCAGCTCTCCAATCAGCCCGCGTCCGTCCAGATCGCACAGCGTTTCGAACCATGGGGAACGGAAGAACCGTTCCAGCATCCGCCGCTGATCCTCCAGCGCGAGATCCCCCGGCCTGCGCTTCAGCCGCCTGAGTGTTTTCCGATAGTCGTCCGCCGCCTGAACGACGACGGCGCCGGCGAGATTCTCCCAGCGCTCCCGCTCCGTGTCCGCTTGCCGGATGATCATTCTGACACCTCCATCTGCGCTCGAACCGCGTCGATCAGCGCGGTCTGCGTCCTGTCCTTTCGTTTCAATGCGTCCATGATCTGCTCGTCTATGGTTCCCTCGGCGACAATGTGGCGGATAACCACCGTCTGCGCCTTCTGCCCCTGCCGCCAGAGCCGGGCGTTGGTCTGCTGGTACAGCTCCAGCGACCAGGTCAGACCGAACCATACGACGGCGCTGCCGCCGCCCTGAAGGTTCAGTCCGTGCCCGGCAGAGACGGGGTGGATCAGTGCCACTGGGATCTCGCCGCTGTTCCATCTGCGGATGCTGTCGGAGGTATCCAGACGGGAGAACGGGATGTGCAGCCTGTGCAGCCGCTCTGAAATGCGGGCGAGATCGTGCTTGAACCAGTACGCCACCAGCACCGGTCTGCCGTTTGCCGCTTCGATGAGATCCTCCAGTGCGTCCAGCTTGCGGTCGTGAATCTGAACGATCCCGCCGCCGTCGTCGTAGATGGCGCCGTTGGCCATCTGGGACAGCTTGCCGGAGAGGGACGCGGCGTTGGCGGCGGTAATCTCGGCGTCTCCCAGGGACAGCGTCAGTTCCCGCTTCAATTCGCTGTATTTCCGCTTCTCCTCCTCCGAGAGCCGGACGGGATATTCGCTGCTGACCAGCTCCGGCATTTTCAGGTGATCGACCGCCTTCATGGAAATGGCGACGTCGGAAATCTGCCTGTAAATGGCTTCCTCCGCATGGGGCAGCGGCTTGTAGCTGTATACGACCTGCCCGCTGCGCCTGTCCGGCTGAAAGTAGTCGGCGCGGTATCGGGTGATGAACCGTCCCAGCCGTCTGCCCATGTCCAGGATGCGGAACTCCGCCCACAGATCCATCAGGCCGTTGGAGGCGGGCGTGCCGGTCAGCCCCACGATGCGCTTTACCTTGGGTCTGACCTTCAGCAGTGACCGGAACCGCCGGGTGTTGTGGTTCTTGAAGGAGGACAGCTCATCGATGACCACCATGTCGTAGTCGAAGGGAACGCCGCTGTCCTCAATCAGCCACTGGACGTTCTCGCGGTTGATGATGTAAATGTCAGCCTTGCGCATCAGTGCGGCTTTGCGCTCCGCCTCGGCGCCGACAGCCACGGAGCAGATGAGGTTCTGCAGGTGATCCCACTTATCCGCTTCAGTCGTCCATGTGTCCCGTGCGACTCTGAGGGGCCCGATGATCAGGATGCGGTGAATCTCAAAGCTGTCGAACAGCAGATTGGCGATGGCGGTCAGCGTGATCACCGTTTTCCCAAGTCCCATATCGAGGAAAACAGCAGAAATGGGATGGCTTTCGATATACTCGATTGCGTATTTCTGGTAATCGTGCGGTATGAACTTCATTCGGCGCCATCTCCTTCCATTTTAGAAATTTCATCCAGCATTCCTCCGATCTGCCCCGGGTCATCCAGGACATACACTCTGAAGCCCAGCCGCCGAAGCATCTCGTGTCTGGCTGTCTGCAGCGGTCTCGGCTTTTTGCCGGGCACCTTGACCTCTACAAAAGCCATGCGCCCCTTTGGCAGAAGCACGATGCGGTCGGGCACGCCGTCAAGGCCGGGGCTGACCCACTTGGGGCACAGGCCATGGCATTTGCGGACGGCGGCTACCAGCCGCTGTTCAATCTGTCTCTCTCGCATTATGCGTTCCTCCTGGGGTCGCTGACGGTAAACAGCGCGTCGGCCGCCTGGGCGAAGCTGGCGAGGGGCTTGCCGCGGCACAGATAGCACCAGCGGCTTTTGTGCCACACGGCGTAGCGCCCGCTGCCATCCCGCCGGATCTGGCACAGGGGACCGTTTCGCAGCTTTTTCTGCCAGCGGGTGGCGTTCATGCCGCCCCAGACCTGCGACCACCGGCCGTGGACGAAGCTCTGCCTGCGCTTTGCCCGGTTCCGCGCTTCGCGCTCACGCGCCACAGCGCCCAGCTCGTCCCCGGACATTACGCCGTCGCACAGGCATCCCACGGCGATGGTACCCGCCACGCCGGGGTGACGCATATGGTGCAGGAACCGCACGCGGGAACAGCCGCAGAGTTCGCACGTCGTATCTGAATCCCCGCCGTCCTCGATCTGCTCGCAAAACCACCCTTCCGTGGGGAGTCCCAGCTGCTGAAGGGTTTTCAGGCACCGCGCCTGATAAATCGTATCTGCCACGCGTTCTTTCCGATTTTTCATTTTCTGTACCTCCCGGATGTTCAGTCACGCGCTGGTCAAGTCAAGTCGTGCCGCCAGGTCGGTAAGGGGGGATTTATCCCCTTACCTGCCTGGCTAACTGCTTGACTCCCGTTGCAGCCACACACACATTTCCTTATAAGACCCGTTGTGGTTTTGGCAACAGCAACAAGGGGACGTTTTTCCTTTGTGTGTGGAAATGACTGTCAAACCACAAGGGGCGATTTTTTCCCCTTGTTGCTGTGGATGGCAGTCTCAGATGACAATGCCCGTGGCTGTGATTTCTCGGGCGCCGCGCCCTGTGGATCGTATCTGCCACGCGCTCTTTCTGATTTTTCATTTTCTGTCCCTCCCGGATTCGTCGTCTTCGGCGCTGGTCAAGGAGAGCCGTGACGGAGAATCCGGTAAGGGGGATTTATCCCCTTACCCGATTCCCATCACTGCTTGACGTCCTTTTTTGCAAACTTGCAGATTCCTTTATATAGTCGAACAAGTGCAAATTTGCATTTGCAAAGGGTGGTTTTTCCTTTGCGTGCGGCTTTGCCATTTTCGCATTTTTGGAAGAAATCGCCCTTTGATGTGCAAGATTGCAGGCGCATTTTACGGGCTTTGCGGCTTGCCCGAAAGCGGCGGGCGCTCCTGTACAAGACCCCGGTAGACCATGTAATCGCCGTCAAACTCCTTGAGGTAGCGGCGCATGGTATCCTGGGACACTCCGGCCAGATCAGCCAGCACCCGGATGGTAATCGGTTCGTTTTTAGGCGCAGCCTCAAAGGCTTCGTCCAGACGGCGCCTGCGGATTTCGGGGGTGGTACGTTTAGGGCTCGCGTCCAGATTCCCCAGAGGGCTTCCTTCCGGGCGGTACGCCGCCAGCGCGCCCTCCGTGTCCACCGGGTGGAGCGGATAGTCGAAATAGAAGTTGACCGGCGGGATCGGCGGGAACTCCCGCAGAGACGCTTCCAGACGCCACGCTGATCTGCTCGTATCGAACTGCTCAATTTCTATGATCTCGCCGTCCCCGGTTTCCGTCTCCGCTTCCTTAAACAGCGGCTTCTTCAGCTCGATGACGTCCAGCTGCGCATCCGGGTCCCGGGCGAACACGCCGCTGCCGCTGGCCCGGTCCATGGCCTTTTTGCCACCCTGGGCTCCTTTGCTGTGGTGGTGGCAGTAGATGGCCGATGCACCCAGCTCGGTGCAGATCTTATCAAATTGGTTGCAGAACGCGCCCATGTCGCTGGCGTTGTTTTCGTCGCCGGTGATGACCTTGTAGATCGGGTCAATGATGACGGCGGAAAACTGCTCGTCCTTCATGCGCCGGATCAAAATGGGAACCAGCCTGTCCAGCGGCAGGGCGTGACCCCGCAGGTTCCAGATCAGGATGTTCTCCCTGTGGGGCGACGCGATATCCAACCTGTCGTAGATCGTGAGGAAGCGGTCGATGCAGGACGCGGGATCGATCTCCAGATTCACATACAGCACCCTTCCCTGCACGCAGCCGAACCCCAACCATGCGCTTCCCTCGGCAATGGCGACGGCCAGCTCGATCAGCAGGAAGCTCTTGCCTGCCTTGCTGGGGCCGGCGATGAGCATCTTGTGTCCCCGGCGCAGCACGCCGCGAATCAGCTCGGGCGGCTTGGGCGGCGGCGTTTCCACGTCGCACAGCCGAACCGGTTCCGGCAGCAGGGCGAGTTCCTCGGCGTATTCCAGCCACTCGCCCCACGTTCGCTTGCCGATATTCACAGCCAGCAGCGTCTGCACCGTCCCGTCGCGCACCGCGCCGGGCATCCGGCTCAGGCGGGAGGGGTTCTTGTTGGCGTTGTCCACGGGGAAGCCGTGCAGCTCCAGAAAGCGGAACAGGTAATTGACCCGGCGGCGGTACTCCCGTTCGTCGGGCGCATCGATGCGCACGACGGCGTGCATGCTTTTCCCGGCAGAATCCACCAGCGCGGCGATGGGCAGCTCGTATTTCCGGTAGAAGCGCTGCTGTTCTTCTTTGGGCAGCTCGTCCGATTCAACGAGCGCGTACCGGTAGGCGGACACGTTTTCATCAGACTGTCCCTTGCCGTCCAGCGGATTGATGCGGATCCATGCGCCGCAGTCGGCCCGGTAGGGCCCGATGACCGCATTGATATCGTCTTCTTCGCGCAGGCGGGCGATGAACTCCGTCGCCTTCATGGCCAGGTTGGTGTTGAGGGGCTTGAGCTTGCCATGGCTGTCGGGCGTCGCCTGCGTGGCGAACCCGACGAGGTCGCCGGGGCTGAACAGCGTCTCCAGATAGCGGATCAGCATCTCGCGGGGCACAAGTTCCCCGGCATCCTCAAAATCGGTGAAGGCGGAGGTCCATCCGTTCTTTCGGGCCATGGCGCGGATGGTGCGCAGGGTCACGGGATGCTCCGAGCCCTTGAACGTGGCCCAGCGGCGTTGGCAGTCGCCCTCCACATATCGCTGATCGTCTTTCGACCATTCGTCCCATACAGAGCACTCGTACCCGGCGTCCTTGAGCGCCATGCCGACGCCGAGCCATTCCGCATAGGTGCAGTCCCGCACGGGGATGCAGCTGAGTGCAGACAGGATTTCATCCACGGGCGTATTCCTCCATGTTCTCATCAAAATAGCGGACGGGCATGCCGCGCGCCCCGGCTCTGGCGATCTCGCCTTCCATGCTAGGCGAGATACGGTCGCCGAAGACCCACAGCTCCGCGCACTTCGTCAGCAACACCTGCCCCATGAACAGCCCCAGCCGACGCTCTGCTGGGTTTTTGTCGTCCAGAAACTGGGGAAACAGCAGGTGCGGCGCGATGGGAATACACCCTCTGTCCACGGCGAAGCGGCTGTATTTCCGGGCGGCGGAGACGTTCTTTTTCACTTCGCCGGCATAGGGGGAGCAGATGAACACGATGGGGCGAAAGGCTCGCAGTGCCTTTTCCTCTTTCTCGATGGCGCTCAGCGCCTCGTATGCGGTGGGGTCGTAATACCCCTCGCCGTTGAATTTATTCACGCTCATCTGCACCGCCCCCGCCGCTTTTTTCCATCACAGGCAGGATCCCGTCCGCTTTCATGAGCGCATAGAGGAAGAGCCGGCCTTTCTGCGTCCAATAAGTATGCACTTTGGTGTGCGTCTCTCCGTCGGTTCCTGGATAGCTGTGGGTCCTGGTGCTCGTGTAGCCCTTTTCGGCGTACTTCTGATACAGCAGCCAGAGATCGCCGCTTTTGAACTGCACGCCCTTTTCGTTCAGATAGCGGTTGAGCCAGATGGCGGACTTGCCGTAATCTTTGGCGATGGCGGACGTGGAGATGAGATCCCGGCAGTTCAGCACTACGTCGTAGTAGCTTGCTTTGGGTTTCATCTCAAGGATCTGCTGATTCTGCACGGCGACGGTATCCGTCAGCTCCAGGTTCCTGCTTTGCAGAAGCGCAAGCTGCCGGTTTGCATACTGCAGCGCTCTCGCCATGACCGCGTCCGGTGAATTCCAGGCTTCTTCCACCTGAATGAAATACTGCCGGAACTTCCTGCCAATCTCCGTGCGCTGGATCATGCAGAGCTGCTTTGCCATGTCGATGGAAAGCAGATGATTGACCGCAGGGCGGCCGCCGGAGCTTTCGCTCAAAAATGAGCGAAAGTCTGCGCCCTCTGAAAAGCCATACTCGCACATCCTCGGAAACCAGTCCCTGTATGCAGTTTTCACCTGCAAAGCGTCGTGCAGCTCACGCCCGTTTACCGCAGGGCGTTCGGCGTCGTAATGGATCTTGATCAGTTCGTTCATATACCACACCTCTCAGTCTTTTTTGTAAAAATCCGTCTCATAGCCGTCTGCGCGAAGCAGCAGCCCTTCCGCCCAGGGTGGGGTTCTGCTCATCTGTTCGCAGACAGCCTGCAGTGACATTTTTCGGTCGGCCTCGATGACCAGCTCGTCATGGATGTGCATGACGATATCGCAGTTACGGAGCGTTTTCATGGCGTAGCAGAGGACGTCGCGGGCGGTTGCCTGGATAAGGTTTTCCACAAACTTGGGGCCGTAGCTCTCGATCCGCTCCCACCTCTTTGTGCCGCCGACACCCTCGTAGGTGACGCAGGAGCCGCCGAACCTGTTTGCGCCGATCTTTGGCTTCACATAGGCGAGGCTTCTGCCGGAGGGCAGCGTGATAAACAGCATTCCGTTTCGGCAGGAGAAGGCGATGCCGTGCGTTCTGACGGTAATCTTTCGGGTTACGGCTTCCATGACAGCGCGGTCTACCGCCTGCCAGAGCTGTACGATCTTCGGATTCGCCCGCCGCCAGGCCGTGACCAGCGGCAAAAGCTCGTCCTCATTCAAACCCATGTCCAGCGCTCCCATGGCCTTCAGTGCGCCCACCGAGCCACCGTAGCCGAGGGCGAGCTCCGCAATTTTACCCTTCTGCCGCAGGTGACTGTTCACACCATGCTTTTCTACGGGAACGCCGAACATCTGCGACGCCGATGCGCAGTAGATGTCCTTGCCGTCGGCAAAGACCTCCTGACGCCAGGTCTCTCCCGCAAGCCAGGCAATGACCCTCGCTTCAATGGCTGAGAAGTCCGCCACGATGAATTTGCGGCCGCTTTGAGGAACGAACGCCGTGCGGATCAGTTCTGAGAGCACCTCCGGCACGGAGTCATAGAGCATTTCCAGCGTTTCGTAATCCCCGGTGCGGACAAGCGCGCGGGCGTTCTCCAGATCGGGAAGATGGTTCTGAGGCAGATTTTGCATCTGTATGATGCGGCCTGCCCACCGTCCGGTGCGGTTGGCTCCGTAAAACTGGAACATGCCCCTGGCGCGGCCATCGGCGCAAACAGCGGTCTCCATCGCCCGGTACTTCTTCACAGAGGACTTGGCGAGCTGCTGTCTCAGCGTCAGTACCTTCCGCATCTCCGGCGGCGCAGTTTTCAGCAGCTCGGCGACGGCCTTTTTGCCGAGCGTATCCGTTTCCATGCCGCCTGCTGCAAGCCACAGCTTCATCTGCTGCACAGAATTGGGGTTATCCAGGGCGGTAAGCTCCTTCATGGCCGCCGTCAGCTCGGAGCGGGAACGGGCGTCCATCTGAATGGCCTGCCGCACCAGCTCCATGTCCAGCGCGACGCCCCGGTCGTTGATCTCCTGATCGATGCGGTATTCGTCCCACACGCTGTCCGGCACGGGGTAATTGGACAGTCGCGCCTGGATGGACGTTTCCGTCTCTACGTCGCGGATGTTGTACTTTTTGAACGCCAGCCACCTGTCTGGGGCGTGCGCCGGAAGGTTTCGGGTGCGCTGCCCGTTGGCCTTTGTGGGCGCACAAGGCTGGCAGAAATACCTGATCAATTCTCTGCCCTCGATCAGCTTCTGCTTTTCCAACCCCAGCACCGCGCCGACGCCTTCCAGCGAAAGAGGCAGCCCCATCGTGGCCGCCCAGACCATGGAGCAGCGCCAGGACTGCGGATTGAGGTATTGCCCGGTGGGATAGCCGAGAAAACGGGAGAGGCAGATGCGTTCGAAAGCGGCGTTATACGCCCATTTGGTGACGGAGTTGTCTTCCAGCGCGGCGATGATCTCCGCCGGGAGATGCTCTCCGTTCGCGAGGTCTACCTGCTGAACGGGTCCGCCGTCTGCGCTGTAGGCAAAGAGCAGAATTTCAAAATCCGATGATTCCGCGTACCTGTAGACGCCCGCCTTCGCAAGGTTAACGCTGCTGTACGTTTCCAGGTCGCAGCTCATATTCCGTATCTTCATCGTAATCACTTCCTTTCCATCCCCGAAAGGGCGGCAGATCGCTCCGCCGCCCGGGGGGTCAAGAAAATCAGGAGAGAAAATCGTCCTCGTCATCGTCATCAGCAAAGTCGGCCTCCGCGCTGGCCTTGCCTCCCAGCGGCTCTCCGGCGCGGATCAGCTGCAGGTTGTTCAGCCCGCAGGCGATGCCCTTGTTGCCGTTAGAGTTGAAGGCGTACAGATTGATGCTGGCGCGGCCGTACACGCCGGAGTAGACCGAGGAGCGGGTCAGCACGGGATTGCGGTCTGCGTCTACGATCCCCGGCGCAGTGGCGGAGTTGGCGTTGATGAAGTAGGCGTTGGCGTAAGCGGGGTCGTCCGGGCGCTCGATATCCCCGTCGCGGAGCGGATTCCGGATGGCCGCAAGAGGCGGCACGCTCTTACCGCTGCCCTTCAGTTTGGACTGACCCTCCTGATAGGCGGCTTCGATTGCGGCCCTGATCTTTGCCACCGTCCGAGTGTCGGACTTGGGGATGATGAGGCTGACGCTGTATTTCGGCGTGCCGCCGTCAATGGCCTTAGGTTCCCAGACATTGGCGTAGCTCCAACGGGTGTCCGGTCCGGTGATAACCTTCATGGGGTTGTTGATTTTGGCTGCGTTATTCGACATATCGTTATTCCTCCATAAAATCTGATTTTGCAGTGTTCATGGCCGGGCGCTTGTCGCTCTCCGGCACGAGCGTGGGTCTGCCCTGCGGCTTTTCAATGTAGGGCGAGAGAAGTTCCTCAAAGCGGGTTTTCCCGATCAGCTTCTGCATGGCGGTGACGCCGAGCAGCTTGCGCTCATACGGGTCAAAGCCCGCACTTTCCACGGCGGCGGCAGCGGCGGCTTCATTGGTATACCTGCGGTTGGAGCGGCCTTCTACCAGCTTCCAGCCCGGCCAGTCCTTGCCGCTTACCGCCTGCTGCAGGGCGTATTCCTTCACGTCGGACGCCCAGGCGGTCAGTGCGTCGACCCTGCCGAGAATACCCGCGATCTCCTCGTCGCCGAGGAGCGCAGGCGTCTCAAAGTCGTAGCGGGCAAGCGCCAGATTCGCTTCGGCTCGTTCCCGGCACTCGGCCTTCACCTTGCAGAACCGGCACCATTCGCCGCAGCAGAAGTCGCCTTGTCCATCGTAGGCCAGCCTTGCCTTTTCGGAGAGCTCGCCGTCCGCCCATTCGAGCAGCGAGTCTTTTTCCATGCTGTCCGCGCTGACGTTGCCCTTGCGGGGCTGGAAGATCGTCATGCGGATGGTATCAATGTCGTAGAGACCGTCGAATATCTCCAGCGCGCCCAGCGCGTAGAGCCGCATCTGCGGATTGCCTTCGGCGCTGACCTCGACGCCCTGTCCGTGCTTGTAGTCCACGACGTGCATGACGCCGTCTGCGATCACGATGCAGTCCGCCGTTCCGAATCCGTCTCGCACCCAGCGGGAGAAGTCCACGCGCTGCTCGATGCAGACCACCGGGTCGGCGCAGGTCTGTTTGGCCGTTTCCACGATTTCCATGACATAGGCGGCGTAGGCTTCGGCGCAGTTCTCCATCTCCTCGTTGTACCAGGAGAGGTTCTCGATGACGTCTTCTGCCGGAAGGCCAAGCGCCTGCTTCAGACGCATCTCGCACAAGGAGTGGGCGTCCGTACCCTCGGCGGCGTAGTCGCTGCCCTTGTCCTCACAGGATTCGCACAGCCGCGCCGACGGCGGGCAGTTGAGCCACCTGTGGGAGGAAGACGCGGAGAGCAGAGCGTGGTTAGCCATTGCCCAGCACCTCCGCGTCCGCAAGCAGTGCTTCGTAGCTTGCGGGATCGACGCCGGACAGTCTGCTAGCCCCGTATTTCTGGAGCAGCACGCGTACCTCGGCAGTGTGCCCGGCGCGGGACTTGTCCGCCAGTACGGCCCTGACCTGCTCCAGCGTAAGCGCAGGCGCGGCAGGAGCTTCGTCAGCCGATACGGTGCTGAACATCTCCGCCAGAGTGTCCGCTATACCGTTAATAGCGGCGGCTGCATTGCGCAGGTCTTTGATGGTCGTGTCCAATTCGCTGATTTTGCCCATTGACGGCGCCTCCTTCCTTGATTGGCTTCTGCCTGAGCGTGCGGTTAATGCTCTTCGCCAGGTTTGCGGATACGATGATGAAGTCCAAGAGGATATCTGCCAGCGCTTCCCCGTGAACCATCATCTGATTGCTGCCCTCGTACATCTCTTTTCACCTCCCGGAAGGAGCGGTCTCGTTTTTGCCCCTCACACTGCCTAATGGAAACGAGACCGCCGTTTCGGAAAAAGCCGACGAACTTTTTTCAGAAGAATTCAGGGAACTCTTTTTCCAGCTGCTCCGCCGCCTTCTTGAGGCGGTAGGCGTAGGTCTTTCGGCCCGTGCCGATTTCTGCGGCGATGGCATCCTCGCTCAAGCCCATCTGCCGAAGCCTGCCGATCTGCATCGCCTGGGGCATGATTTCGTTCAGCCGGGTGAAAATCTGCCGCAGATACAGCGCGTTCGTTACAATCTCCTCGGTGGAGGACCCCCGAAGGTCGGGTGCCTCCTCCTGCAGCTTGTCCAGCCAGTTCATTTCGCCACCTTCCTCATCGATGCGGCCGGAGTCGAGAGAACTGACATCGCCGGGGGTGCGGTAGGGGCAGGTCCAGCAGTCCATGTCGCACATGAGCCACCTGGACGGCGGGCATACGCAGCGCCCGTGATTCTGCTGGGTGCGGCGGTAGGCGTTGATGTCGCGGTAGTAGTTGCCGAATTCTTCTTTGGTGCAGAAGACGCGCTCCCCGGTGGAGTGGAGGTAAATGTAGTACTGCTTGTCATTGGTTTTCATATAGAATCCTCCGTTTGTCGATTTCTCGAAACGGAGGACTCCGGGCGCTGCCGCAAAACGGGTATGGGAAACTTACCGCAGTCCAAACGAATCTCTCCGTTTCGGTCTGCAGCTAACCCGCTCAAAAGGCAGCTACTTTATTAACCTGTCCGCCGGAAGCCGTTGAGCCATCGGTGATCAGCCGATGCGACATTCGGCGGGATCGTGCCACTCGCAATCACAAAGATAGAATCGCTTCAAAGAATTTTCTTTCGCGTTCACGAATTTACATAGACTTTTGCGCTTGCTTGTGGTACAATGTGATTCAGAGCATTTTGGCCTTCACACAGGCAGCGCGTTCAGCATGCCTGATCACGCTCTAATTATAGATAATGGAATGTTCAGAACCCGTAGGTTTGCCTATATCTGCCTATACAAATGCCTACATCAGGGAGGAGGGCGTCAGATTGAAGTTCTGTGACCTTGCGCAGTTCATGTATCACAACTACGAAGAAAAGGCTAATGCCGGCGAATTTGTTAAGATGCTGATTGACGCCATCCTCGACGATGCGTCGTTGGAGAAGGATTCTCCAAACCCGCTCTACGAGCTGAAAAAATCTACGCTGGAGGCATATTATAGCGGCAGACTGCGCATTGCACAAAAGAAAGCCGCTGCCATTGCTCCGAGAATTGATGAGGCAAAATTTGCTGATTTCATGGATACATACTCCTTTGATGCGCTAACCCATATGAAGAACAAGCTTGCGGAGTTCGGCTTTGATGTCGAGCCCCTCGAAGTAGGGCAGGCTTGTGCCAACATACTGGCGCAAATCATAAGGCGTCGTTCCGAGGGCCTGTCCGACGATGTAACTATGCTGAATTACCAGCGGATGGCAACGGGAAAAGCCCTGAAAAACATACCTCCTGCGACTATTGAGCGCAGAGGCGATAAGCTGCATATATCAGGCGAGGTTATTACCATTCATCCGGCTCTTGTCCCTGACGATATAGGCAAACATGAGCTGGACTATATCCGTGCCTTATATGAGGCGTATGCGCAGAAGCTGGAGAAGGATACTTTTACTGCAGATGACGTCTCGTTCCTACCAAAACGGTATGCGGAGAACTATAAGGAGCAGCGCATGGCGTATTACAGTGCAGTCAGCATTGAACGCTCTGTTCGGGATATCTTCGATGATGGCGAGGATGAATTCGGCAGATTGAAGGAAGACGCATGGCACGGGATCAATACTACATATTGGAAGGATCACGACGACGGCTACGCAAGGCTGAATGCCGTTCTTGAGAAAATAACAAGCACTACGCTCGACAGTTCCGTTTTGAGTCAGATGCGGAACTTGATCGGCAACCTGGAGAAGAAGGGCATCTGCCACATACTGGTGAATGACGGCGTGATTGAGTCGTGGGTGAATATTGATGGGTAACAAACTGTTCAATACGCCTTTTGAGCTGTCGCTCCATGCGGTGATGCTTCTTGATGTATCAGGGGCAAAACTAACGATCGACAGGATTACCGCCTATGATTTTATTGCGATTTACTGCGAAGATTTCGGCGTTGCGGACAGATCTCTGAATGGTGAGAACGGCTTTGCATTCAGCGAACTGTCCGCAAGGCGAAATCTCACAAAAGCCGCCATAAGAAACCTTGTGATTGACGGGCTTGTCGTTGCTGCGGATGACGAAACGGGCGTCCTTTACTCTGTTTCAGAAAGCGGAAGAAAAATGAGTGAAGGATTCCAGTCCGAATACGCTGGGCGATATAAAGAGTTGATTCGGCTTGTCACGGAAAAATATGGGAATTATAGCGACGTCCAGTTGCTTAATGAAATCAACAAACAGTCAACAAAAGCCTTAAGGAGGTAGCGCAATGGCGGGGTTTTACATCAAAAAAGTTATAGCGAAAAGCGCCGCCAAGGGTGACGCCAGCGTGTCCTTCGGCAAAGGATTGAACATAATTCAGGGTCGCTCCGACAGTGGAAAGACCTGCGTGGCAAATTGCATAGACTTTATCTTCGGCGGTTCCGTTGATAAGCCATTTAAGGAGAGCGCGAAATATGACGGCGTGACCATGATCGTTGCGTCCAATGACAGTGAGGGCGAAGCCACCCTTCACAGGACGGTCGGAAGGAACCGGGTCGAGGTATCCAGCAGCATTGAAGGGATCGAGAGCGGCACTTATGACGTCAACTATCATAAGGGGGCGAAGAATCCTCCGCTGAATGAAGTGTGGCTGAAGCTCATCGGTATCCGGCAGGAAACCATGATTGTGACGAATGCGCGGTTCGATAAAAAACGACTTACCTGGCGAAATCTTTTGCGCGTATTCTATCTTGATGAAACCCGTATAGATGATATCGACTCCATTGTGGAGCCGAAACATCGCTATATGGAAAATACGTTGTTCCTGTCGGCGCTTTTGTATCTGATAACCGGCAGGACGTTCACGGAAACTGATGCGCAGGAGAAAAAGGAAATAAAGAAAGCGCGCCGCAAGGCTGTCAAGGAATATGTTAACCGTAAGCTCCAGAACGCCGCGGAGCGTAAGGGGCAGCTGGAGAAAGACCTCCATATTTTTGAAGGCGCCGATATTGAAGAGCAGATTGCGCAGGAGACTGCTGCCCTGCAGGAAACGCGGCAAAAAATAGATCGTGCGCTTGCCGAGAGCCAGAGAATCCTCTCCTCAATTTTGAACGCGGAAGAACGCGCTGCGGAATGCGATGTTCTTCTGACTCGGTATCACCGGCTTGCCGCACAGTACAAGGCGGATATTCAGCGGCTTTCTCTTATTGTTGAGGGTGAAGAGGCGTATCTGCAAGTTTCACAATCTGCCAGATGTCCGTATTGCGAAGGGGCAATTACTCCCCGTAAGCGGATATCTTACATTGCATCCTCAAAAGTGGAGATGGAACGAACAATGTCGCAGCTTTCTGGGCTTGAAGAAACGGAGCATGATGTTGAGGATAGAAAAAAGGAAATTCGCGCCGAACTGGATGCGTTGAAACGGCAACGTGATGCGCTCGAGTCCAAAATCAAAACAGAGCTGCGTCCGCAGGAAAACAAACAGCAGAATACGCTCAATGCATATAAAGCCTATCTTCGAATCGTCAGCGAGATAGCGCTGATTGAAAGCTACGCCGCCGACTATGGAAATGACTTAACCGCTTTAGAGAACGAGCAGAAGACGGATAAGGCCTTAGAGTATCATCCCAAAGACTACTTTGGCGATGATTTTGCCGCCACGATGTCCGAATTTGCAAACATCATCCTCAAGGAGTGCTGTTATTCAGGTCTGGTTCAGGCGCACTTCAACCTTTCGACTTTCGATATTGAAGTGAATGGCGAGGATAAAGGTGCAAGCCACGGGAAAGGCTATCGCTCATATCTGAATACAGTGATGATCATGATGCTGCGAAAATACCTTGCAGCCAATGCCAGGTTCGACCCGCATATCTTTATCATCGACACTCCGCTTCACGGCTTTGACGATGGCGTGGACGATAGAATGCCCGACAGCATGAGAGCCGGGCTTTACCGCTATTTCATAAACCACCAGGACGAGGGACAACTCATCATCATTGAGAACCTTAGCCACATTCCACATCTTGACTATGAGAAACACGGAGCTATCGTAGAGACTTTTGAAAAAGTTGAGGCTCCCGGCAAACGATACGGTTTCTTAAATGATGTGAAATGACCGATAATGCAACAACCGAAAAGGAGAACACACGGAGGTAAAGCAAATGCGTTTCAGCTACAACAAACTCTTTAAACTTCTTATTGACCGGGGAATCAACAAAAAGACGCTGCGGGAGATGAGCGGCATCAGCGCCACCTCCGTTGCGAAGCTCGGAAAAGGCGGAAATGTAAATACAGACGTCCTGCTGCGCATATGCGGCGCACTGAAATGTGACGTCGGGGACATTATGGAATTCATTGACGACGGGGAGAGCGGGGCTTTGCCTGGATTACCAAAAGATCCGTGATAAACGAGGGTGGCAACCGGCGATATTAAGGCGCGCATTGCCGCAGGCACAATGCAATCAGGCGGAGAGAGAGGAACATCTGACATGACGATAAACGATCTGCAAAAGCAGACAAACCTTTTAATTTTGCTTTACCTTTTAATTATGCCAAAAACCGTACACCGCAAGACTCCCATACCACGATCATGCCGTGCGATTATTCGGCAGAAAATCTCAATCGAATAAGCAGGAAAGGGCTTCCAAAGCCAGAGCATGACCTCGAAAGCCCCTTATTTCAAGCCTTTTTCGGCGCTTTACTGCCAGAGAAGGCTTTTCTTTTTGTATCAAAATCGGCAGGAACATTGAACCGGCCTGCGGGGTGGGCAATTTCTTCGGTCTGCTGCCGGACACCATGGCCGGAAGCCGCCTGTACGGCGTGGAGCTGGACAGCCTGACCGGACGAATCGCAAAGCAGCTTTATCCAAAGGCCCACATCACCGCAGCAGGCTTTGAAACGACCGACCGGCGTGACTTTTTCGATCTGGCCATTGGCAACGTCCCCTTCGGAAATTATCAGGTATCGGACAAGCCGTATGACAAGCTGCATTTTCCGATTCACGATTATTTCTTCGCCAAGGCGCTGGATCAGGTGCGCCCGGGCGGCGTAGTCGCGTTCATTTCCAGCAAGGGGACGATGGATAAGCAGAATCCCGACGTGCGGCGCTATATTGCCCGTCGCGCCGAACTGCTGGGCGCGGTCCGTCTGCCCAACAACGCCTTCAAGGCCAACGCGGGTACCGAAGTCACTTCGGATATTCTGTTCCTGCAAAAGCGGGAACGGCCCATTGACGTCGAGCCGGATTGGGTACATCTGAGCGAGACAGCAGACGGCATTCCCCTCAACGCCTACTTTGCGGAGCATCCGGAAATGGTGCTGGGCCGGATGGCTTGGGATGACAGCATGTACGGCAACCGGCAGGAAACGGCCTGTGTTCCTTTGGATGGGACTGATTTGGCGGAACAACTGGCGGCAGCCATGCAGAATATCACCGGTCAAATCACGGAAATGGAACTTCCCGATTTAGCCGAGGACGCGACGATAGATACGTCTCTTCCTGCTGATCCCGACGTGAAAAACTTCTCCTATGCGGTTGTTGCGGGCGAGGTCTATTATCGGGAAAACAGCCGCATGCTGCATCAGGAACTAAGCGAAGCCGCCAAAGAGCGCGTCAAGGGGCTGGTAGGCCTGCGGGACTGCGTTCGCAGCCTGATCGACCAGCAGATGGAGAATGCGCCGGATGAGATCATCCAACAGTCGCAGTCAGCGCTGAACCGCCTTTATGATGATTTTACCGCCCAATATGGCCTGATCAACAGCCGCGGCAATGCTACCGCCTTTGCTTCTGATAGTTCGTATTACCTGCTCTGCTCGTTGGAAATTCTGGATGAAAATCACCAACTGAGCCGCAAGGCGGATTTGTTCAGCAAAAGGACTATCCGTCCCGCGCAGGCAGTGGAGCATGTGGACACCGCCGCCGAGGCGCTGGCCGTTTCTATTGCGGAACGGGCCAGCGTGGATATGCCCTATATGACCCGGCTTTCCGGAAAAACGGAGGAAGATCTTGCAAACGAATTGCAGGGCGTTATCTTCCCACTGCCGGATTCAGTGGATGAAGAAGGGCATTTCCGCTATGTGGCGGCGGACGAATACCTCTCCGGCAACATCCGGGAAAAACTCGCTGCTGCCGAAGCGGCTGCTTTGACGGACGCGCGCTTTGCCGTCAATGCGGAATCTCTACGTCAGGCCCTGCCCAAACCATTGGAAGCATCCGAGATCGACGTGCGGCTGGGCGCGACCTGGATCGACAAATCCTATATTCAGACTTTCCTGCAGGAAACTTTCCAGCCGCCCTTTTATGCCCGGAGCATCGTCAAGGTGAATTACGCGCCCGCTACCGCCGAGTGGTTTATCGACGGCAAAAGCGGCATTCCCTATAACGACGTGGCCGCTCATACCACCTACGACACCGCTCGTGCCAGCGCTTACCGCATTCTGGAGGATACGCTGAATCTCCGGGACGTGCGCGTGTATGACACGGTGCAGGATGCGGATGGAAGAGAAAAACGGGTGTTGAACAAGAACGAAACCACGCTGGCCCAGCAGAAGCAGCAGGCCATCAAGAACGCCTTCCGGGACTGGATCTGGCGGGACGCGGACCGGCGGCGGGAGCTGACGGAGCGTTACAACGTTCTGTTCAACTCCACCCGGCCCCGGGAGTACAGCGGCGAGCATATCACTTTTACCGGCATGAACCCGGAAATTCGTCTGCGGCCCCACCAGCGGGACGCCATCGCTCATATCCTATACGGCGGAAATACGCTGCTGGCCCACGAAGTGGGGGCAGGGAAGACGTTTGAAATGGTGGCCGCCGTCATGGAAAGCAAACGGCTGGGGCTATGCCGGAAAGCACTGTTCGCCGTCCCCAATCATCTGACGGAGCAGTGGGCCAGCGAATTCCTGCGCCTCTATCCCTCGGCCAACCTCCTCGTTACCACCAAAAAGGACTTTGAAACCAAAAATCGCAAGAAATTCTGCGCCCGCATTGCCACCGGCGATTATGACGCGATCATCATGGGCCACAGTCAGTTCGAGAAAATCCCCGTGTCCCAGGAGCGGCAGGAACGGCTGCTGAAAGAACAGATCGACGAAATCGAGGATGGCATTTCCGAGTTGAAAGCCTCCCGGGCCGAGCGTTTTACCATCAAGCAGATGGAACGGACGCGCCGTCAGCTCGAGGCAAAGCTGAAAAGGCTCAACGATACGGAACGCAAGGACGATGTGATTCCCTTTGAGCAGCTGGGCATAGACCGGCTGTATGTGGATGAGGCGCAGAACTACAAGAATCTGTTTCTGACCACCAAAATGCGGAACGTGGCCGGCCTTTCCACCTCCGAAGCGCAGAAGTCCTCGGACATGCTGATGAAATGCCGCTATCTGGACGAACTGACCGGCGGGCGGGGCGTGGTGTTTGCCACGGGCACCCCAGTCAGCAACAGCATGACGGAGCTGTTTACCATGATGCGCTATCTCCAGCACGATCTGCTGGTGCAGAAGGGGCTGGCGCACTTCGACTGCTGGGCCAGCACCTTCGGGGAAACGGTCACGGCCATTGAGCTGGCTCCCGAAGGAACGGGCTACCGCGCCCGTACCCGGTTTGCCAAGTTTTTCAATCTGCCGGAGCTGATGAACCTGTTTAAGGAAGCGGCGGACATTAAAACGGCGGATCAGCTGCATCTGCCAACGCCGGAGGCAGTCGTCCACACTGTGCTGGCCAAACCCACGGAAATCCAGAAGGAAATGGTGCAGGAGCTGTCCCGGCGGGCAGCACCAGCAAGATGGGGGCGGGGACCAACGTGCAGGACCGGCTGATTGCTCTGCATGATCTGGACTGTCCCTGGCGGCCCGGCGATCTGGAACAGCGGAAAGGCCGGATCGTTCGGCAGGGCAACCGAAATCCACAGGTGCATCTCTACCGGTACGCCACGGAAGGAACCTTCGACAGTTATCTCTGGCAGACCGTGGAGAATAAACAGAAGTTTATTTCACAGATCATGACCTCGAAGTCGCCCGTCCGTTCCTGCGACGATGTGGATGAAACGGCGCTCAGCTATGCGGAGATCAAGGCGCTATGCGCGGGAAATCCGCTGATACGGGAAAAAATGGATCTGGACATAGAGGTAGCCAGATTGCGGCTGCTGAAAGCCTCTCACCAGAGCCAGAAATACCAGATGGAAGACCGGCTGCTGAAATACTTTCCCGAACAGCTGGAACGAAATAGAGGCAATATAGCAGGTTTGCAGGCGGATCTTGCGCTGGCGGAGCGAACCGCGCCGCCCAAAGGCGAGTTTGCGGGAATGGAAGTGCTGGGCCGGAGCTATGCCGAAAAGGAAGCGGCGGGGACGGCGCTTCTCAGCGCCTGCCAGAGCATAAAGGATATGCAGACGATTTCATTGGGGCAATATCGCGGCTTTACGATGGCGCTGACGCTGGAAAACTTCGGGAAGGACTACGTCCTGGCTCTCAAAGGAGAAAGGAGTCACCGGGTCCTGCTGGGAACCGATCCCCGGGGAAATCTTCTGCGGATTGACCATGCGCTGGAACAGATTGCCGAGCGGCTGTCACAGGAACAGTCTGAGCTGGAAAACCTGGAACGCCAGCGAGAAGCCGCAAAGATGGAAGCTGAGAAGCCCTTTCCGCAGGAAGCGGAGCTTCAGGAGAAAAGCGCCCGGCTGATCGAGCTGGACGCGGCGCTGAACATGGAGGCAGGCCCCGCCGCAGAGGCGATCTGCGAGGAAGAACCTGCGGAACCAGCCGAAAAGCCATTTATTCAGGCGCGGCTGTCCAAAACGGAAGAAGAACGGGAGACTGCGCCAAGCAGTCCAAAGCAGCACAGAAATGAAGAAATACGCTAA